AAATATTTTCCAAATGCAAAATATTACATATTATTAGCAAGTTCAGAAACAGGCATAATTTTACATAATGTATTAAATCATAATTCTATTGTTAACACACAAACTATTTCATTAGGTAAACCTATAAATAAAATTAATATTGAATTAATACATGATGATCAAAATAATGACAAAAATGTTGGAAGATTGTTAATTAAATCAAAATATTTATTTAATGGATATATTAACAACGAAGAAGAAACAAATAAAGTATTAACAATTGAAAATGGAATTAAAACATTTATATCAAATGATTATGTTAAAAAAATAAATGACGAATTGTATTTTGAAGGACGCGCAGAATCGCATGTTAAAATAAGTGGCGCCAGAGTAAATCCAGATTATATTGCATCTATTGCATCTAATATTGTTGATGACGCGTATTGTATGTATTCTAAAAAATATAAAAATTTATATTTATTTTATGAATCAAATGAAAATTTATCTGAATTACAAGTTAAGCATTATTTAATGAATAATTTAGAATTTTATATGGTTCCTGCTAGATGTATAAAATTAGATGAAATCCCTCAAAAAGAAAATGGAAAAATAGATAGAATATTTATAGAAAATACAATAACTAATTTAATTAATATTAAAAAACAAGATAAAGAATTAACAGAATTAGAAATAAAATTATTAAATATATGGAAAACATATCTATCTGTTGATGAAATTTCTGTCTTTGATAATTTTTTTGATGAATTAGGTGGTGATTCTTTAACTGCGCAATTAATAACAAATGAAATAGAAAATGAATTAAGTGTTACATTAACTGATAATATAATTTATGAACATTCAACAATATATGATTTAGCAACAGAATTAAATAAACGTCCTAATCATTATTTTAAATATATTAAACATATTATTAAAGGTGATAAAAAATTACCACCTATATTTTGGGCAACTGGATATCCAAATGTAATTAGAAAAGATTTAAATTATGATGGAGATTTTTATTATATTGATAGTCATTATAATAGTTATGCAACAATTCCTAGTATTTACGATAATATAGAAGATTATTGTAAAGTTAGAGTTAATGAAATATTAGAACTTATTGATAATAAAGATATAATTTTAGCTGGTTATTCAATAGGATCAGTATACGCTTTAGAATTATCAAAACAATTAAAAGAAAAAGATAAAAATATTAAATTTTTATTTTTACTTGATCCACGAGATTCGATAAATATATTAAATAATAAAATAGTTAATAAGTATAAATATTATTCTCAGTTAATATTTAATTATATTAGATTTATTATTTATTATTTAATTTGGAATATACAAAAAATTTTTAATTTAAAAATATTAAAACGTTTTAAATATATTCATTCAATATATGCATTTCATAGATTAAAATATAATTTCAATTATACAAATGACTTAACGATTTTAATACAACGCAATAACAATAATAGCTCGTCTAAAAATAATTTTAAACATTTGTTTTTACATAGAATTTACCATATATTAAATGTAAAAAAACACTCTGATTTTTTTAATAATCAGAGTGTTATAAAAGAATGGATGAGTTTATTTAATAATTATTTAAACAGCCATTTAAATTAATATTATACATATTTTGTTTCATTTGTTCCAGTGTGTTGATCTAGTATTGTTCTAGGACTATAACTTCCAACACTACTCAACTAGATGATGTTTAACAATAATTATTTATATTAGTTGTATCTATAAAAATGTAATTATAATTTGTAATGTTTAAGTTATTTTAAAATAAATCTACAGACTTATATGTTATTAACGTTACATAATTTATAAACACATTTTGTTGTGTCAGCCGTAGAACTAAAGTCTTAATTACATAAATTACCAATATCAGTTAATGATGAACAGTTATATGTAAAAATGCCAAAATTATTCTTGTTCAAATTAACAATAAAATTATTTGTTTCATTAGCTTGTGTATTGTAAATGAATCATCAGCATTTGTAACATTTATTGTCATTTTAAATTTACCATTATTTGTTGATAATTATGGTCTAGCTTATATATTTAATTTTATACTATATAATAAACTTCCTATTCCATCATACCAGACCGTGTAATCTTCTCCATCATATGTTACAATAATAGATTCATTATTATTATTAACATTAAATGTATGTTCTTGTGATCCACCAATATCCCAAACAAAATTACCGCTAACATTTCCAACTGTTATATTTGAGTTTCCTAATGTAACTGTCATTGTTGTTCCTTCTCCACCTGTATATTCTACTACAACATGATTATATCCAGGAACTAATGTTACAGTAGAATTTGGTTCTTTAACTAAATATACATAACCAACAACATAAACAAAATCTATTAAATCAGATGAATCCAAATCATATTTATTTGATGTCCAATATAAATAATCACCTTTTTCTGCATTACCACCATCTCTAATTGTGACGCCGTCATCAGGTGAAAAATAACAATCCATGTTTGTTCCTTGACCAACATTAACTTGTTCACCATTTACAAATACTCTAACATCAGAATATGGAAATTCAATAACTGCATCTTTAGTTGCTTTTTGTCCATTTGATGCGTTATATGCGGGCATATTTTCATTTAATAATGAATAATGCATTTCACTAATACGATCTTGTAATCTAGAAAATAAATATTCTTTATTATTTACATCGTCATTATATACAATCGAACTAGTTTCTACTAAAACTTTTTGTTGATTAATAGTTTTATCTATAATTTGTTTTCCTTTTATAGGCATTTTAAAAAAGACATATTTTTATTATATATTATTTTATTTTTCTATAATATGATAAAACAAAAAGAAACTACATAAAATTTTATGTAGTTTCTTTTTTATATTAATATGATACATTAATGTGACGCAGGTTGAGTGACACGGCATGTTGCATATGTTGTAGAACTAAATGGTGAAGCTGAATTAATTTTTATATCTGATACGTTATCAGGTTCACCAGATGCAGGTGGATCATCAACTGTACATGTTATTGTAACTGTACTACTGCCACCATCGCCATTATTTGGACTTATTCCAGTAATAAAATTTTGTCCAGATACAAATGACACACTTGCTGTCCAAGGTACATTAGATGTAACATCTACAGTAAATGACTCATCTAATAAATCTAATGTGAGACTTGTTGGATCAATTGTTATAGATGGAGATGGATATTGTTTAATAATTATTGTGTCATAAATTGATGAATCTTCATCATGTTCGACTTTAATTGTATTTGTTCTATATGTAGATCCAGTATTTTCAGTTATATTAAACGACACTCCTATTACAGTATCATCAGCTCCTGATGTAACATTTAAGTCACTAACAAACGGATTTGTTTCAACTACAGTTGCAGTAGCATTTAATGCTGGAACATTTGAAGATATACTTTCTGATAAACCTGTTTGTGCGCCATTAGTATATTCACCTTCATCATTATCAAATGTGATATAATATGTAATATTAGATCCAGCTTGAATAATATCAATAGTATCAAATACATCTGGATTAGAAGTTTGATATATTTTAATTGTATTTGTTCTTGGTGATGAACTAGTATTTTCAGAAACATCAAATGTAAATGATGTTATATCACCAGATCCATTAATTACTAATTGAACATTAGATACAAATATAGATTGAATTAATCCTGTGTCAGTTACACTAGTAGATAAATCTGTTGAATCAATGCCTGTTATTGTAATAGACTCAGAAATACCTGTTTGTGCAGAAGCGTCAACGTTTTTTGCGTCATTTGCAATATTAATTGGATTAGAAATTATTGGATATTCTTCAGTATATGTTCTATATACAAAATCTATATCATCAGTGCTTTCCAGTTGATATTTAGCAATAGATGGATCCCACCATAAATAATCACCTTGTTGTTCTTCTTCGAACTCTCTAGGAGTTGGTGTTCCACTACTTTCTGGAGCAAAAAACGACATAAGACCCGGTCCAACGTTTATTTCTAAACCATTTACATATACTCTAACACCACCAACTGGTATTTTACTAATTTGATGATCTGTTGCTAATACTGGTGATTCTCCAGTTGTATCAGTCGCTGATATATTATAATCAATATCTGTGTATGTTAATCCAGTAACAGCACTATCAACAGTACTATCAACATATTTTTTTGTTGTAACATCAGTTGGTTGTGCAATTGATTCAGTTACGACACCAAGTTGTTTTTGTGTAATTGTGTTATCTACTATTTGTTTTCCTTTGATCGGCATATCAATTATTATATTTTTCTTATTGTATATATTTAAAAAATATATTCATAAAGTTGTAGTTATAATATATTTTTTGTTATATTTGTATTTTAAAATTAATTACGATGAATTATTTAAATATTATTAATAACAGTAACGCACTAAATGAAATAAAAAGTATATGTAATCAAAATAATATTGATGCATATATTGTTGGTGGATATGTTAGAGATTTAATATTAGGTAAAAAATCTAAAGATATTGACATTGTTGTTTTAAATTATTCTGAAGAAAAATTGATGTTCAATATTTGTGAAAAATTGAACATAGATAAAAAATATGTTCATATTTTTAAACGATATGGAACAGTAAGTCTTCAATATAATGATATTAATATTGAAATAGTAAAGGCTAAAGTTAAATCATATAAAAAATCTAAAAACGATATACAATTAATAGATGATCTTAAACGTAGAGATTTTACTATTAACACTTTAGCATTAGATATTAAAACTGGAAATGTTATAGATTATTTTAATGGTTTAAATGATATTAATAATAAAATTTTAAAAACACCTATAAAAGCAGATGATACATTTATTGATGATTCAATTCGTATAATTCGAGCAATTAGATTAGCAGCAAAATACAATTTAAATATTGAAAAAAATACATTAAATAGTATAATTAATAATATAAATTTATTAAGTGTTGTTAGTAATTCAAGATTACTTAATGAACTTAATAAAATAATGTTATTAGATAAACCATCAATTGCAATAGAATTAATGAGAAAGGTTGGAATATTAGATTATTTATTACCTGAAGTTGTTAAACTTAATGAAGTTGAAGAAATTGCAGAACAAAAACATAAGAATAACTATTATCACAGTTTACAAGTACTAGATCAAACTAGAGAAAAAACTGATGATTTAGTTTTACTGTGGACTGCTTTATTACATGACATTGGTAAATATAAAACAAAAAGATTTGACAAACAACGAGGTTGGACTTTTCACAACCATGAAAAAGTTGGAGCGTATTTATTAAAACATGTTACTAATAGAATTAAATTTGGTCGTCAATTTACTAATAAACTTTATTTGTTAATAAAGTATCATGGAAGACCTAAAGAACTCGTAAAAGAAGGTGTAACAGATTCAGCTGTTAGACGTTTAATCGTCGAATTAGGTGATAATTTAGAAGATTTATTATTATTTGCTAGTTGTGATATGACAACTAAATATCAAGACAAAAAAGATAAAATGATAAAAGATCTTAATAAATTATATGATCATATTCAAAAAGTTCGTGAAGAAGATGATTTGCGTAATTTTAGAATTGAATTAACTGGTGATGATATAATGAATTATTATAATTTAAAACCTTCTAAAGTTGTAGGAGATATAAAAAAGATTATTTATGATAAAGTAATTAATGGCGAATTAGAAAATAAAAAGGAAATTTTATTTGAATATATGATTAATAATAATGAAATAAAAAAGCTTGTTAATTAACAAGCTTTTTTTATTTTTAATATTTTTATTTATCAAATAATTTATCTAATTCTGATATATCTTTTTCGTAATTATCAAGAGATGTTATTTTATTTCTAAAAAATACATTAAGAGTTTTATAATCTTTTTCTTCTTGTATTACTTTTTCAGTTTCTTCTTTTAGTTTAGATATCATACCTGTTTTTGCAGCAACTTTTAAAAATATTTGAAGTTTTCTTTTCATTTTTTCTTTTTCTGCATTTGCTTCAGCAACAGTTTTTTTCATTTCTTCTATTTGAAGTTTTAATCTAGAAATATATTCATCATATGATTTTTCTCTGGAATTAATATTAGTTTCTTCTCTTTCTGTGATTAATTTTTCAATTACGTCGATTAAATATGAATCAATAATTATTTCGTCATTTTTGTCGTATGACAGATATTTTGTCATAACAGCATATAAATCTTGGTTATTTCCGTATTTATCCCACATGATTATTAAGTTTTGTATAAATACAAATATAATAAAATAAAACTAATTATAAAAATTAATTATGAATTAAAATCATTGAAAGATTTTAAATATGTAAATGATTCTTTTACAGCTTTAGATAATGTAATTTTTTTACCAGATACTTTTGCTTTATAATCTCCTTCTTTTAATTTAACTTTTTGTAAATTCACTCTTGTTTCATATTCATTATTAACTTTAGAAATTTTATACCATCTACCTTCATGTTTTCTTTTAGTTGAATGAATTATTACATTAGAATTAATAAATCTTATATAATGATCATCTTTAATACCAATTCTTTTTGCTAATTCATAATTAAATAAAACAACCATTTGTTTTTGTTTTTTATTTTTAGCAATATACATTTTAACCATTGGCGTTTCAGAATATTTAAAACTATCTTTTTCAGTTGGTCTATCTTGTAATATTTCTTCTTTATTTTTTCTACTTCTTTTTACACTATTTTCTTCTTTAGTTTCTACTTTATTAATATAATATTTATAGAATTTTTGATTATTTTCAAAATTATTATCATATATTAATGTGTATATACCAGTTTTATTAAACGATTTTTCATGTATATTTACTATTTTAAAAATATCATCTTGTTTTTTAATTACATAACTTTTATATTTTACAAATTCACTATCTGGATCATCAGGACGTTGTGCAACTGCTAATGAACTTGTATCAGGATCAATTACTAAACGTTTGTTTTTACTCATACCAATTTTATATCCATCTTCAGCTTTTAATGTAATCATATATTTTTTATCACCACGTTTAGTTTTATAAGAATTAACAACAAAATTAAATACTTCTTTTGCTCCACTAACATTTTTTTCTGGCGTTTTAATTTTAAATGTTTTTCTACTTTGTAATGGTTCTATCCATTTAAATTTAACCCAATTTATGTTTGAAATTTTAACAACATTAGTATCTATTTCATAGATACCCGATTTTAATTTATATTTTGAGTGTGTTCTATAATATGTGTTAGGTTTAACTGCTCTACTAAAATAAAACGTAGTAGTACCTTTTAATTCTTGATTTTTTCTTAATATAGTAAACATTTGTTTATCATAATCAACTGCTAATTTATCATCTAAATTAATTTTAAACATTTTTGCTGCAGTTTCATTAAAATTAATTTCAGTTCTACCTTGTCCACTATAAACTCTGAATAAAGGTAAGTTATTTCGTTCAAATTTAGTTATGTTTATTTTACGTTGCATTTAAATATTATACATTTTTATTATTTTATATATTTTTTTTATAAAATAACTTTTAATATATAATTTAAATAAAATAAAAAAAATAATTAATATGGATATTAATGAATTAATATTAAACGTTTTTCATTTTAGAGATCAAGTTCATATTTGGCATTGGCAAACTAGAAAACATAATATACATGTTGTATTAGGAGATTTTTATGAAGGATTAATTGATGAATTAGATAGATTAGTTGAAGCACTTCTTGCAAATAATATGCAAATAAATGCTGAAGAAATAGAAATACCAGAATTTGCTAATTATGATATTGAATTAGTTAGAGCTGCGTTTAAACAATATTTAGGATATTTAGAAGAATTGCATACACAATTTAAATGTTCTGCTGTACTAAATATACTTGATGATATGAGTGAATCTGGGACTAAAGTATTATTTTTATTAAAATTTGATTAATATAATTTATAATTGCGTATATGATTTAATTTAATATCTAAAGATCTTAATAAATTAGAAGCTGATTGAATTAGCTTCTTTTTTGTTATATCTAATCGATTTTTATTTTTTAACAATGTTGTTAATTCATTATTATAATATTCCTTTTCATTATATAATGTGTTTAATTCTATTTGTTTATCGTTGATATTTTCTGACGATGCATTTAATGATAATATATGTTCTATTAAATTAATTTCTTTTTCAATTGATTTTAAATCATCAATTAAATTGTTTATTTTATTTTCTTTTTCTTCAATATTATTGTTTAAATTTATTAATTCATTTTCAATATCATCTAATGCATCTTTAGAAGATTCAATATATTCTGAAAAATCACTAATTAATTCTTCTAAAGTGTCAATTTTTTTATCTATATCATCCAATGTATATTCTGGATATTCATCAAAAATGTCTGTCATTTATTAAAAATACATTTGTTTATATATTTTAATAAAAAAATAATAAGTTATAAGTTCCAAATTGATCTAAGTATTTCATCTAATTTAATTTTTTCAGGATATTTAACCATTACAACATATTTTAAATCTACATAATTTGCATGATTTAATAATGCATCAGAATTTTCATATATTTCAATAAATTCTTCTCTAATAATATCTACAATATTATTTGGAATTTTAATAGGTTTATATTTAGGATCATATGCAATTTTATTATTTACAATTTCAACATTACACGTTAAACATTTTTCATGTATAAATTTTATTACTCCATTTTTATAAATATAATCTAAATTATCATTAACTTTTAACCATAACCTAGATGTTGTTATTTTTGTACACTTATTTATATATGTTATATCATCTCTAATTGTATTAAATAATGAATACTTAAATACTGTAATATTTGCTGTATTTATTTTACCACAATATAAATATAAACCTCTACTATTACTATAAAAATGACCAATTTTTAAATTTTTACTTGAAACTTTATTTTTTTTAGTATATAAGTTTTGTTTTTTAATTACTTCATTATAAATTTCAGATCCAACTCTAACTAATTTTATATTTGAATTATAAACAACCCATATAAATTCAGAACCATAAACCGTGCCCTTACGAATATTACAATTTTTGATTATATCTGTAATAAAATTAATATTTGTTCCAATTACAAAACGTCCAAGAATAATTACATCAATATTATTATTAAAATAAATACTATTTGTGATGTATAATTCAGTAAATGGTTTATTATCAGTTGTAAATTCATAATATTTACCATCAACTGCATTAAAATAATCTTTTATTTTTGTTAATGAATTAATATTTAATGAATCAGATGCTTCAGCGTAATTTGCACTTATAACAAAATTAAAATCATTTAATGCTTTAGTATCATACATTGTTAACTTACTATGTCCATAAATATATGTAATTGATTTTGGTATATATGAACTCATATGTTGTGTTTTTTATTATAAAAAATATACTTAAATATGTTTAAATAAAAAGCGGATAATGCTAGCAATTATCCGCTTAAAGTATAAATATTTAGTGTTATATATCATCATACATGTTAGTATGACAGTTTATTTATTATATCTAATTTATAATATATTTAATCTATTAATCTATATTTTATATATGTTTACTAAATATTTAGATCTAATTCTATATTGTAACACTATAAATGTAATTATAATGATACGTTTCATTTATCTAGTTAATTATTATTTTATATCATATTATTATACGTTATATGGGCGGACCTTTATTCATACTATTTAATTTTAATTATTTATACGCGCGTATTATTTATAGTTTGTTAATTGAAAATGTTTTAATGAATCTAATTCTATTTTTAATGAATCTATTATTTGATTTTGATATTTTATTTTTTCATTTAATTTATTTACAACTTTAGATTCATTATAATCTATTTTTCCATAAATATTTGGAAATTCAGATTTTAAATATTTTAATGGCACTGGTAATTCTAAATATGGTTTATTAATTTTAATATTATGTAAACCATTTAACGTAATCATTTCTTCAGTATTTGGTGTTAGTGTTTTAACAAATATAATAATTAATAATACAATTGTTGATTTTACAAACCATTTAAATGATTTATAACCAGTTATTTCATCCGCACTATCTGGAGTTGCATAGTCAGAAAACACTTTTAAATATGATGCAGAAACAATTATTGCAGTTAATGCAAAAATAGATGTTAATACTATTAACCAATTTAATGCAACATTAATTGAATCACCTAATAATATGAAATATTCATTTATCATAATATATCGTTAACGGATTTAATAATAACATTGTCTTCTTTAATTGATCCTATTTCTTGCTGTAACGCTAGTGTTAATGTTGTAAAATCTTTACATTCTTTATTTTTAACATAAAACGTGTTATTTTCATATGTTATAATTTTATTAAAATCTATTTTTGTTTCACGCATACGTTGTCTTGTTTTAATGATATTTAACATAATGTTGCTATATTTTTTATTATAATAGTAAATATAATAAAAAAGTGTAACATATAATATTAAAAATGGTAAAAATATTATAATATTATTCATCTATTTCAAGTATTAAAAATGGCACGTTATGTTTATATGACATTTGAAATCCAATATTTAAAATGGTTGGATTTTCAGATTCAAGTATATCAGCTAATTCGCGTAAATTATCAATTAATAATTTTTTGTCAGTAGAATTATTTTTATTCTGTAATTGTAATTCTAATGTAGAAGAAAAATCTGATCGTTTACGAATTATCATTTTCTTTTTGTTTAATTTTAAATTCAATTAATTTTCTCCACGCTGTTGCATATACTGGTAATAATGCGTTAAGTGAAATTAATTCATTAATAATTTTTAATTTTTCTTTAGCATCATTAACATTACAATTTAAATCAAATTTAAGTCTTTGATTTAAATTTTTTAATAATCTAGCATATTTGTGCGCTGTTTTGCTTGTTACAGATTTAATTAAAAAATTAATGTATTTTTCTTTATTGTATTTCATAATGTTATTAATTTTATAGTACAAATATATACAAAAAAATTAAATAAAAAAAATATTTGATTTTTTATAACAAAAGTTTTATATATAATAAAATAGTAAAAATATAATATAAAATGTCATTAAAGAAATTTACTACAAAATATTTATTTGAAAATGAACAAACCAATGTTGACATAAATCTTTGGTTAAATATGGAATTTAATCATAGATTAGCGTTTGTTAATATGTTATTTTTTATGGATAATAGAACTGAAGAAATATTATATAAAGATGGCATAAAAATTAAAGTTATAAGAACTAGAAAATTAGATATTGGTTTTTTAATGTTAACTACATATAAAGGAACTGCTGAAGAAAATGAAGTAGTATTAAGTTTTTTAAATAATAATCAAAGTTATTGGGCTGTTGATGAAGATAAAATAAAATTAAATAGTAATTTAATATTAGATCAACGAAAACATGATATTGAACGTTTAGCTAGATATTTTGAAGTTAAAAAATCTGAAATTTTTTATTAAAATGACAATGTTTACTGACATAGAACATGTTGTTCAACAACATGTTGAAAAAGAAAAAAAACATTTCAATAAACAAGAATTATTATTATATTTTTCAATTAAAAATACTGGTTTTAACAACATAATGTCAGATCTTTTGCGTTTTGATTGGTTAAAACATAAACGAGTTCAACCTATAATTAATATAATCAAAAATTATATAGTGTTATATTTAAATAAATAATTCATTTAAAATTTTTTTATTATTACAAAATATTGTATATTTACAAAAAGTAAAAATACAATGATAATTACGTTTATAAGATATGGATTTGCAAGTAATTCTTCAAGTTCACATAGTATTATTTTTTCTAATAATAATTCAATAATAGATTATTTTGATGAATATAATGACTATGATGAATTTGGTTGGAATTTTTTTACATGTAAAACTAAAATATGTAAAACAAGATATTTATTATTAACTTTAATGGCAAATGTATCATATAATGAAAAAGATGCATTTATTCGTGCAAATACATCTAAATTATCTGAATTTATACCAAATATAAATAGAGTTTTAAATAAAATTAAGGATGGATATGTTGATCATCAAAGTGTTATACGAATTCCACATGATTATTCTAATCCAGAATATCCATCAATTGATTTTTTTATAGATTTATATAAAGAATTAGTTGAAAATAGCTATGTTATATTAGGAGGTAATGATAATGATGATCATGAACATCCATTAAAAATTTTACATATTAAAAATGATGATACTGATAAAATAATACGTATTTTATATCAATTAACATATCTTGATGAAACGTATTGTATTAAAGATCCAATAACTAAAGAATGGACAATTTCATCTACAACAAAAGGAATATTGTTCAAATTAATATTTAATCATGATTTAAATGAATTAAAAAATAAACAACATAATATATTTGATGATATAAATGATGATACAATATCATATTTAATACCTGAAAAATCAACATATCCTTATTTAGTAGATTTAAAAATAACAGATAAATGTTCATATAATTGTAATTATTGTTATCAAAATTCAACTTTACATGGACAACATGCTGATGCTAATTTTATAATTAATAATATTATTCCTGAATTAAAAGCATCTAATGTTTTTGAAGTTGTAATTGGTGGTGGTGAGCCTACAGCACATCCTGAATTAGATAGAATTGTTGCAGCATTTAAAAAGCATAAATTTAAAATTAGTTTAACAACAAAAAATTATAATATTGGAAGTACTAAAAAGGAACAACGAGTTTTAGAAAATATACACGCATTAGCATTTTCTGCAAATACTGAAGAAGAATTACAATTAGTAATTGCACATGTAAATAAATTAATGTTAACAATTTACAACAGTGCAACTATTTATATTCAAAGTATTTTAGAATTAATAACTGATTTACCACTACACTTAGATATTATTAATAAATCTCGCATTGAAAATGTTACATTTTTGGGATTTAAAAATAAAGGAAGAGGTGTAAATTATACTGTATATGAACCATATTATAAATGGTATGATATATTAAAAAAATATTCAAAAAGCCCATACTATTTAAATTTTGGAATTGATAGTGTTTTAGTTCATAAGTATAAAAGTGAATTAGAACATGCTGGTGTACATGGTAAATATTTAGTATCAAGTGAAGGTAAAACAACTTGTTATATAGATGCAGTAAATAAAATTGTTGCACCATCAAGTTTCACAGATGAAAAAAATATTAAATATAATTTTAATAAATCAGAATTTTTAAATATATTCAAACAATTTTAAACAAATTTAATTTTTAATTAATAATATTAATATAAAAATAACATATAAAATAATAACGCTATGAAAGTAAAAAACGTTGAAGAAATTATCAATCTTAAAAAACAAATTTTGAATGAACTTAGAGAATTTGTAAACAATGATGAAAATATTTCAAAATATAAAGAATTTCAAGATATACGAAAAAAATGGTATGATTTAGGAGAAATTCCAAATGTTGAAAATATAAATCACAATTTTAGCGCGTTATTGAAAATTTATTATAATAATAGAAATCGTATTCATCATTCATTAAATGAATTAAATAAAAATAAAAAAATACAATTATATAATAAACTTGATGAGTTTTTATCTTTTGATTCTGATAGAATAGATGATTGGAATAAAAAAACTGATGAAATAAAATCACTTGAAAATGATTGGAAAAATGTTCGTGTTAAAAATATGTCAAGAGAAGAACAAAAAGAATTAAATAAAAAATTTTGGCAAAAATATAAGCAGTTTTTTAAAAATAAGAAAAATTTCTTTAAACGTTTAGATGAATCACGTCAAGCAAATTACAATTTAAAAAAATTATTAATTGAAGAAGTTGAACAATTAAAAGATAATACTGATTGGGTAAAAATAGCTAATAAAATTAAAGATATTCAAAAACGATGGAAAGAAATTGGTGAAGTGCCAAAAAAAGTAAGAGATGAACAATACCAACAATTTAAGGAAGCATGCGATTATTTTTTTACACAATATAGAGCGCATAAAGAAGATAAAAATCTTTATAAAAAAATAATAAATTTAGAATCTCAAATAAAAAATTGGCAATCTAATTTATTAATGTTTAAATCATCAAAAGGAAGTAATTCAATAAAAGAAGAATATGAGAAAAAAATTGAACAAGCTAAAAACGAACTTCAAAAATTAAAAGAAAAATATAGTGCGTAATTTTTAAGTTTAATAATATATTATTATATTTGTAGTATAAATAATATTACACTATGAATATAATACCAGATAAAGGATCATGGATTATTGTTAATAAGGTATTACCTTCTAACATTCCAATTGATCCTTTAACTATTTTATACGCATTTCCAACTGGACGATTGTTTTATGAAAATGAGCAATTATATAGTTGGAATAACTCTAATATTGCTGTTGAAATTTCAAAATTAACGCGTAAACTTCATATTTTAAGTGATGTATTTAAATATTGTGTTTTTATTTATAATAAAGATGGGTTTATATTAAATGCAATTGAACCATTAAAAGAAGAATTTATTCAATTAATTAATAAATATAATTTAAAAGTTGAACAAGAAATTAGAGTAAATAATAAAATATGCACATATAATATTTTTCCGTGGGAATATAATACAATAACAAACATATATGAATATTATCAACATATATTAACTGGTGATGCTTATATACATTTTATTGATAAACAACTAAATTTAACTAATGACACATTTATTGAAAAAATTAACAATAAATTAAATAATAATATATCATTAAAAGAATCTGTTGATGATATTATTGGTGTAGTTGCTAATTCAAATGTGTTGTATATTGAAATGCGTGACGAATACAAACAAATATTATTTAATAATATTAATACAAATAAAAAAGAAATAACATACTATAGGCAAATGCTTGGAGAAAAAAATTATGATTTTTTTTATAAATAATTTTTTTTATTTAAAACTTTTATTTATATTTGCATATATAATAAAACAGAAACAAAAAACTCTATATATAATAAAGATATGAGAACAATAACGATAATAACAACAATAAAAAAGGCGATAAAATATCGTCATGTTACTCGTGTTCTCATTTAAATTTTTAGTGGTTAATACCAATGAAACCGGGTAACAAAAAGTTACCCGGTTTTTTTATACATGGGGACGTAGCTCAGTTGACTAGAGCACCGCACTTGCACTGCGGAGGCCGCGGGTTTGAGCCCCGCCTTCTCCACAACGATCTTTGGAAATATTTATTTAAAGATGTTATATAATTGGTCCGTTAGCTCAGTTGATAGAGCCATTCACTTTTAATGAATAGGTCGTGGGTTTAAATCCCACACGGGCCACAATTAAGGGCCTTTAGCTCAGTTGGTTAGAGCACCTGACTCATAATCAGGGGGTCGTAAGTTCAAGCCTTACAAGGCCCACAAATGCCTCCATAGCTCAGTTGATAGAGCAACGGCTTTGTAACCCGTAGGTCGGCAGTTTGAGTCTGCCTGGAGGCTCAAAAAGCACTTTAGTATTTACTAAAGTGCTTTATTTTTTAAATATATACTATATGAATGAATATCCAATTACATATGAAGGCTGGAATGGCTCTGAAAATATTAAATATATGACTAAACAATATATGCAATATTTACAAGATAAAGGAGCAGAGATTGAAGAAGTTATTCTTATAATTAAATCAGGTGAAATGTTTAATGGATTCTTTTACATGTATGATCCAGGTGAAAAAGTAAAAACAACTCTTATTAAATTTAAATATAAGGGACAAAATATGTGTGTTAATAAAGATGCAGTTAATGTAAATTGGGAAAATACAATTCGTAATACAACAAACGAAGCGTTGTCTAGGTGCGAAAAAATAGATACATTAAATTCTACTATTTAACCATTCACCATCTTCTTCTGGAATAATTATTTCAATTAAATTTATGTAATCTTTTTTAGTTTGCTGAACTCTTATTTTATTATGATATTTAAATAATAATTGTCTTACATCTTGTGCAACATTTGAATCTGATTCAAAAGATAATATCCAATAATTTTGTGGCATTTTTTTTAAATCGTAAATTTGATTGTACTCGCATAAATTTAATAAATCATTTCTAAATTGCCAATCAATTTCTTCTATAACATTAGAATCTGAATCATTATGATAATTATTTTTTTCTTCATCTTCAGGATTTATTAATCCATGCTCAATATCATAATCTCTTTCTGTTTTACCGTAATTTTTTAATAACCATTTTTCTTTATCTGTTAATGAATCAATATCATTTTCAGATATTTTATCAAGAATTTTGTTTAAAATATCATCTGAATTATTTTCTAATATATTATGTATGTTTAATAAATGTTTCATTGCAATCTTATTTTATATTATTTTATTATATATTATACCATCTAAATAAATTGCTGTGGTATAATCAGATTCTTCATTTGTATTTTTATTCATTATTTTAATAGCACCTGTAAAATTAGTACCATCAAATTTTATATTAATATATGTGAATTCTTTTAATTCTACGCTTGCAACATTAAAAACACTATCAATATTTGTCGATGGATTTAATTCATTAGGAAATACTATAAATAATTCATCGGATATTATTTTACCAACTTTTCGTTTAACTATTCCTTTTAAATGAACATTACCACTTGAATCAATTCGATATTGAGCAACATTGTATTGATCTGATTCGTATTCAGATGTAAATCCAGTTAAATTTTCCCAGTTTGTTTGAACTTGTGCTGTTTGTGTATTATTATTTATTAATGATGGAATTGATTCACCAGCAAACGCAATAATATCATCGTTAGATTTAATAGTACCATCAACAAATAAATCTCCAGTGACAACTAAATCACCATTAATTTTACCACCAGTTAAATTTAGTTTATCGTCAAGTTGATCTTGTATTGAACTAGTTACTCCATCTAAATATCCTAATTCAGTTGCAGTTACAGCACTAGTTGTTAGTGATCCATCTGAACCAGTTGTTACAGCTCTATTAGAATTAGATAATTTAAAATTGTCTGTTGATACACTAAATGATTCAATGTGTCCTTGACCACAATTAGGTGCACATCTATCATCAGGTGTTACACTAATACTTGATATAATTTTACCTGCACTTACTGTTACTGTAAATGGTTGCCAATAATTTTGAATTGGTGGATGTACAAATTCTTCCGGATCTGCTTGTTCTAAAACTAATTTTTTAACATTATTATCATCTCTATATACTTTAAATCCATTTCTCCCTTCAAATGTAATATTACCAGTTAAAGGTATTACAGATGTACTTGTACTAGATTGTCTAGCAATTATTGATTTAAGATATGCACTTTCATCTAAAACTGAATTTGCTATATCAGATGTAGAAGAAAATTTTGCATGCACATTATTAGTATCTAGTTCTGATAATAATAACCATTTTGCAGAATAAACATTAAAAACTTTTTTAACATTACCATCTTTATATAATCTACTTTCTTCAGAATTTATTGCTTCAATATATGCATCTTCATTTATATTAGAAAAATCTCGATATTCGACATATCTTATTTTTCCATCTAACCATATTAAACCAGATTCTCCTAAAGTGTAATCACCACTATTATTTTTAAATCCATCTAAAATCCATACTGATTTATTATATAATGTTGTATTATTTTTTAATACTCCATTTTTATTAATAATGCTATTTAAAAAAGTTTGTGCATCATTTATAGAATTTTGTATTGCATTAAAATCAGTATTATTGTATGGTCTTCCACCATCTTCAAAATGTAATGTGCGTCTTGTATTATCAGCCACAATTAAAATATTATATTTATTGTATATATATTTTTTTAATAATACTTACTTAAACTATTAAAATATATTAAATATAATAATTAAACACTAATATTTAGATGGATATAACTGAAATTGAAAATAAATTAAATGAACTTAAAACTGAAATTGAGTTGTTAAAAACTGAATTGAATATTATAAATGTAAAAAATGATATAAATGATTTACAAAATTCATTTTATACCTTAGAAGTTAATACAAATTCAAGATTAAATGTTGTTGAAGAGTATTTAAATATTCATACTGGATTAAATAAAATAGATGAATTTAGTAATGATTTATATGATATTAAACAATATTTAAATTACATTTCGTCATTTATAACTAAAAATATTTCTGTAAGTATACCTGTTAATTTTTTTGAATATATAGCACATCAATATTATTCAAATCCAGTTAAAGATGAATATGGCAATATAGTAGATGAACCATGTTTAAATGAACAAATAAATAATGAAAATTTATTAACAATAGATAAAAATGGTGATATATGGATTGACGGAGAAATAGTTACATCTGCGTATCAAATTGGAAATAAGTTATTAAAACTTGCGTCAACTTATAAAAATAATATACCATTAAATAATATTAATGATATTTATTAATCGATAATTGAGTACCAATTTAAAGGCAAATCAATAGATTTTTGACCATTAAAAAATATTGCACGTTCAACAATATCGTTTTTTTTAATTAATATTAATCTTTTTTTAATGCCTAATCGATACTCATCACGAGTAATGTCATCTTCAACTTTATGTTTAAAATTAGTAACTAAATATTCATATGAATATTTTGGAATATTTATAATTTTTACTTTCATGATGTGTATCATTTTAAAATATATATTACTTAAACAATTTTACATTTAATATTATAATTAAATATGAATAATGCATTATTACAATTAAAATTAAAAACTTTATTATCTAAATATAATTATTATTCTAATGAAATAGAATATAAAACTGAAATTGTGCATGAAGCAGAACCAAAGTTTTTAAGTGAAGTAAATAAATTATTAAAAGATAAACCTGATTTATTAAAAAAATTTAATAATATAATAAATCCACAGAAAATTGATGTTAAATTTAAAAATCAAAATGGTACAAATGGATTTAATGATGAAAATAATAATACGCAAAATATAACAGAAAAAACACCTTCTAGTGAATTTGAACAAAAAATTTTTCATGAAATATCAAAACAAATTCATCCAGATAAATTAAAAAATCCAACACAAAAACAACTTGAATTGTATTCAGAAGCATCAGATGCATATAGTTCACATGATATAATAACATTATATAAAACTGCAATTGAATTAGATATAGAAGTTACAATTGATGAAAATGTTATTGAACAAGTTGAAACTCAAATTGAAAAAATGGAAGAAAAATCTGATTTTATAGAAAAAAATTTAGCATATCAATGGCTAATTGCAGTTAAAGATCAAGAACGTTTACGAATACTTAATTTTTATATCAAAAATGTCATAAATAAATGACAAATTGTCATAATTTTTAATTTGGCATAGTTTTTGTACTATATTTAATAAAAAAATAATAAAGCTATGATGTTAATGAAAAGAACTCCAGGATATTTACCAAGTCTATTAGATGACTTTTTTGGTAATAATTTTATGGATGATTTATTTTATCGTCCATTGCAATCGTTATCTGGCAATGATTTTGGAAAAGTAAACGTTATTGAAAATGATGATAACTATCAATTAGAAGTTTCATTGCCAGGTGCAGGAAAAGAAGATGTGGATGTATTTATTAAGGATAATATGTTAACTATTAAATCTAAAAATGAAAGTGAAAAGAAAGTAGAAGATAAAAATTACATCCGTAGAGAATTTAAATATAATATGTTTGAAAGAAGCTTTACATTACCTGAAGATGTTCAAGAAGATGATATAAATGCATCTTTTGATAAAGGTATTTTAACTGTAACATTGAAAAAGAATGTTAAAGAAATTGAAGAAGCTAAAGAAGTTAAAAAAATTGAAATTCAATAATTTTAATAAACAATAAAAGAAAGGGCTAATTATTTTAATTAGCCCTTTCTTTTTGTCCTTCTTCATATGCTGTAGTTATACAATCGTGTATAATACCTAATACTAAATTTTGAAAATGTGTACTAAATATTGTTATATAATGAAATTCTTTTACTAATTTTTTATAATGATCAAATATTTCGTCATCATTATTTTTTCCAGATTTAAAATTATCAGCAATAGATTTATTTGCTATTTGTAAAATATAATTTATAAATTTATCACTAATAACAGTTGAATTTGTTAATGTATTTAACAAATCATTTAAATATTCTGAACTCGTTTTATTTTGTGATTTCATAATATTTTATTTTATTAAATTTTGAATAAATTCTAATTCAGTTTTAAATTTAAATCCTTCAGTTTCAACTATATTTATGTTAAATGAATGCATAACTCCCATTGCAGATTTTATAACAACTATTTCATTTTTAATAGATACTACAATATTTTGAATATTATGTACAGTAATACTTTCTTCAGCACTTAATGACGCATATTCACCTCTACCTAATCCAGAGTATTGTTGATTACTAAATGTTTCAATTATTATAATTGAATTATTTTGTTTAATTATTTTAACCTTATCTAAATTACTTCCTAATGTTGCCATATATAATAATTTTATTTTCAGTTATATATTTAATTTTAGTATATTAATCCATTTTTTTAATATACTTTCATTAAAGAAAAAATCAGAATGTTTTTTAGCATTAAACACTTTTAAATCAATATTATCTTTTTTAAAAATATCAATCCAACTATATTTAGTTTTATTACAATTAGTAGAGTTTTTAATTAAAATTGTATTTATATTATTATAAGAAAAATTATAGCGTAATAAATGTATTCTATACACTGAATTAATATAAATTGATCTAGTAATAATTTTAAAATTAAATATGTTTTGCAATTTTACTAAAAAACTAAATATTAAATATCGACTAAATAAAGCAGTAAAACAAAAAGAATATCTTAATTTATTGTATAATTTAGTATTAAAATTATATATTGTATCAATTGGATCAATTAATAATTGTAATTTTACATTAATATTATTTTCTTCTAATATTTTAGATATTTCTAATGAATATACTGCACCAAGAGAGTAACCAACTAAAACTACATCTGAAGTTTTTAATTTAGATAATAATTCTTTAGCAATTACACGTGATAAATCTTTTATATTTAAAAAAGGAGACGGATAAACTAATGCTTTATTATAATGACTATCAATATAATAAAAATTTCCGTCATAATTAAAATGTTCCTTTATTTTAAACGGATAACCAAATATAAAAACAAGTGTTGGTAAGTCAGTTCTACCAAATTTTATAGATTTTACAAATTTAAATGTTTGCTCTGTTTGTTTTTTAACTTTCATTATAACAGGTTTAAAAAATAAAGTTGGAAGTACGTTTAAAAAACGTGAAGAAAACGAATTAACGTTTTCGGTTGGAGTTGAACCAACGACCCATTGATCTGCAGTCAATTGCTCTACCCATCTGAGCTACGAAGTAACGTTTTTTATCACTATCCAACTTTAAAATTCGCGGCGAGGGCGGGAATCGAACCCGCATAGACTTGGACCAAAACCAAGGTGCGAAACCAATATCGCTAATCGATGTAATTAATATTATTACTACTATGAACAGAGAACGTTTAATATTAATGTGTTGTCTGTCCTCGCCAAGTTGAAAAAATAAGAAGAATGCTGTAATTTTATATGTATTTATAGAATAATGTCGGGATCGAACCGACGACCTCTACCGTGAAAGGGCAGTGCTCAACCAACTAAGCTAATTGTTCTCGATGTAATAAAATTACTCACTATCTTATTTATGTCATTTATATTAAAGATCGTTTTTTAAACTAAAGAAGATTTAATGTTAAAAGTGAATTGTTATTTCCCCTATAAACGATGTAACTTTTAAACTTACTATCTTTAGTTTGTTTTTACAAATATAATATATTTTACATTAAAATAAAAATATTTGTTTTATTTTTTTAAGAGAGAGGAATATAAAATTCCTCTCCTTTTTTAAAGTTTAATTGCTTCAATTTCTGCAATTATATCTTCATAACCTTTAGACATATTTTTCAATACATCAAAAATCTTTTCAGACCATCCAGAAATTTGAGTAACACCAAGTTTTTTATTAAAGACTGTTGTTCCTTTAGTATCATGTAAGTTTACTGATACTATATTTGCTAAAGGATTTAGTTCTTTAAAGCGTTTAAACAATGAATTAAACGATCCAGAACCTGTTCTAATGTCCCCAATTGATCCGCGACCATACCAGCTGTTAGAACCAATTACCATATCTGAAAATATGATAACATTATCAACTCTAACTCTATGTCTAACAACGTCAGCAAAAAACTCGAATAAACCATGTTCTGAACTAAGGCCACATGTTGAACCTAATTTATGAACTTCTTTATGTGTTTTTAAAACACCTTTTGAACGATCAATGTCTTTTACTGTTACAAGTCTGTCACCAAATAATCCCATGTATACATTATCTTGAGATTGCATTAGCATTACTCCAAATAAATTAGCAATAATAGATGTTGTTACATCTGAAAATGCAGATACTTTTGATGATCCACTACCGTTACTACCTCTCATTGAACCTGAATGGTCAATTAATATAGCAGTATTACCAAATAACTCAGGAATATTTTCACATGAGTAATTAATTGCAGTTTCAAGTGCATTTAAAACTTTAGTTTTTGCGTCTCTATCAACTGCATTAAGTTTTTCAACTTCAGCATATGCAGTTGCAAATCTAAATGGTAACATGCGTGATTTTAAAATTTTATCACGATTTGTAATGTTTGTTACTACATCATCAACCATATCTGGTGTGCTTTCAAGTATGTTACGTAAATTTCTAACTAAGTTAAAAATTGGTGACTTACTTTCATTCGCAGTTAATGTTTCACGAATAGCAGTTGCTTTAGCTTCTTTTTTATCTTCTGTGTTTTGTCCGGCTTTAGACATTTCTTTTTCAAGAATTTTAGAAGTATAAAGATCATCTAAAGGCATACCATCACGTAAACGTTTAAATGCTTCAGCATTTTTTTCATTTGGTTTTGGATGAAATAAATTAACTAAATCAATTAACTTAATTGCGCGTCTTTTCATTTTATATTTGTCAATTAAATATGGATCTAAAGATTCAAGTTTAGCTTTAAATCCTTTTTTCATTGAATTAGGTATTTTTTTACCATCAGAACCTTCACGAATTACATTTAAGTAATAACCCAAAATTTCTGCCATATCATCAGGACGAACACAAATATTTTTGTAGAATCTTTTAGCCCATTCCTTTCCTGCTGCACGTTGTGCTAATTCGCCAGCTAACACGTGTGATGAACTACGCATATTTGCATCACGTCTTGTGTATAAAGCAGTCTTTGCGACAAATTCAGTATCGCATTTTGACATGGCTTTACGAATTCTATCCAATATTTCGTTTTCTGATTCATAAAATGAATTAGTAACAAATGTAGTTAATACAGTTGATATTAACTCTTCCTTTGGAGAAAGTTTGAATGCTTTTTGACCCATGTCATTAATAAGAGTCTCTTTTTCTGTTTTTTTGTTAAATTTAGCCATGTTTAAAGATTTTTGTTTTTAAATTATTACTATTAAACTTTAAGAATTACAAATATAATACATTTTATTATAATAAAAAAATAAAAGTTTATATTTTTTTTAATTCTTAGTGGAGATACCTGGAATTGAACCAGGGACACATGGATTTTCAGTCCATTGCTCTACGCTACTGAGCTATATCTCCGAATATGTCGAGTAGGAGGGACTTGAACCCCCGACCCCGTGCTCCCAAAGCACGTATTCTACCTGACTGAACTACTACTCGATAATAAAAAAGTCCCAAGTTGAATTTTAGCTCTACTTGGGACTTTTAAAAATTTTATAATTTACTTACATATTAAGTCACAAATAGAGCAATCCATTCCTGTGGGAAGGGAAAACTAAATATGTCGTTAATATGTAAATAATTTGTTCTCATCGTTAATTATATATACAGTTTTTCTTCTTTGTTTTACAAATATAAAATATTTTTTTAAATAAAAAAAATATTTTACAAAAAATTAACTAATTTCTTCCAAATCTCGTCCAAAAGTGTCTTCTACCCACTCTTTCATATTTGACAAATCGTCATCTGCTTGTTCACGTTCATAAATATTTAATTCATCGCAATACATCGCGGTTTTAAAAAAGTAATCTACTAATATTTGTAATTTTTCTTTACTTATTTCCATAATTTAATTCGTTTATTTTTATATCATTTATATTAAACGTCCAATTTATATTATTTTTAAATACATAAAATTTATATCCTTTTTTACGATAATAAGGATTTGTTGATTCTTTTAAATTAAACATTAAATCTTTTGCTGAAACAAATCCTTCAAATAAACCTTCCATTGTTCCTACATTTAAATCATATTTTATTTCAACGAATGAACAATATACATCAGCTTTTAATTCGTTTGTTTTTAAATTTAGATGTTTAATGTCAACTTGTTTTTTTACGTCTAGTTTTAATTTAGTTGGAATATGTATCATGTCCCAACCTGGATCAGGTTCAGTTGTTATATTAAAATTTGGTTTAGTGAACTCATCAATATATGTTTGATATATTAAATATTCAGCGATTTTACCAATTATAATATGATTTATTTTTTGATCTAATGTTCTATTATTTGATTGATAATATTTAGCTGCTTTATTTGCGTATTGTATTATTCCTTCTAAATGTTTTTTATTTACTACACATAATTTTATATAACTCAAAATTATATTAAAATATATTTAATTAATATAATATGTTAATTAAAATTGTTTTAAATTTTATATGTATTTTTCATTACAATAATTACATTTATATACAGTTATTACAAAACTATTATTAATATATTCTTCGTGATCAATAATAATATAACCAATAGAACATTTTGAGCATTTTTTATGAAATAAATGTTTTAATGGTATTGTAATCTTTTTAATTTTATTAATTAAACTCATTTTAGTATAAACATTTTAAAATTATATACAAATATACAATATGTATAAATAAAATAAAAATAAAAGTTTATGAAAGTTAGATTAGAATTAGATTTTATAGAAATATTACGTAAACGTAAACGTTGGAATTTATATATGATACTTGCAACAGATGATCCATCAGATAAAGATAAAACATTAATATCTGTTATTCCAAGTGAACCAATAAAATTAAGAAAAATGGATGATAATAGAATTGATTTTGAAGCTGATGGTGACGGTGACACAAACGGTTTAATATTACTTGAAAAAAATATGCCTAAACATAATTCAGTTAGAGTTAGAATGTGGGTTGTTCAGTCAAGAGAAACAACTAGAAATACGGGTGAAGTTATGAAACACATTACAAGAGTTTTTAAAAAAGATAACGTTAACAAAAGTATTGAAACTTTAACATCTGCTTTAGGTGTTACGAATCCGTGGTTAAAATTACCTGAAACGTTATTATCAATAAATGGTTTAATTGGTTCAGTTTTAAAAGAATTAAAAGATCGAAAATTGGGATTTGTAAATATGGATGAAAGTTTTACTGATGAAGAAATAAATATGTTTGAACTAGATAGAACTGGTAAAATTACAAGTGTGGGTAAATGTGGTTGGTCATGGTCTATTAAATAAAATGGGGGCGTGAGGAGATTCGAACTCCCATAGTCTCTTTAGAGATTCCTGAGCCACAATCAGGTCGGACACCAATTACCGGTTACACGTCCCATATTAAAAGTACCCCTAGTAAGATTCAAACTTACGACCTCCTGAATGTAAGTCAGGTGCTCTAAATCAACTGAGCTATAGGGGTATGTTAGCGGAGAGTGCGAGACTCGAACTCGCGCAAGTATTACCTCATCTCAGATTAGCAATCTGGTGCCTTACCAACTCGGCCAACTCTCCATTTGCGGATGAGGTGGGATTCGAACCCACACCGCCGACGAGGCGGTAACGGTTTTCAAGACCGTTTCCGGTACCCTGCAATCTTTCGGATAACCCATCCTTATTAAAATAAAAAATCCCTTGAGTGTGTTACCCAAGGGATTTTTAAATTATTTTTATATTATCCTTATATGAGTAACACATAATCATAGCCTACACTTACGTGCGAACTACTTGAACTCATATGGACAATTATATTTTTCATATCAATAATATATATAAAGTTTTTTATGTTTGTTTTACAAATATAATACATTTTTTTAAATAAAAAAATATTTTTAAATAAAATATATATGATATGAAATATTTAATTACTTTTTTATTATTATTTATAACATATAACGTTACAGCACAATTAGATAGTTTAGTAACATATGTTAATGATACTGCTACGCTTAAAGCTGTGTATAATGGTCAAAATACGTTTTTTTATAAAAAAGACAGTCTAAATAATTGGGAATTATATGGAAAATGGTTTGAAACAGAAACAGAAATATATTTTTATTCCTATGATAGTTTAAATAATGAGTATTTAACATATAGAGTTGAACATTATGAAAATGAACGTTTTTCATACTGGGTTGATTCAGCAGGAAATGAAGAATTAGTTGCAAATACAATTTATTATGGACGAATATATATACCAACGCAAGATTATAAAACACCTATATCTAAAATAAATGTTAGAGAAAATAATAGAGTAATATATGTTACAGCAGATGATATTATAAATGAAGTAAAAATGTATGATGTAACAGGTCGATTATTATTAATACTATATCCAAACACAACAGAAACAAATTTTAATTCAATTACTGGAATTATATTTATTGTTGTTAATACTAATAATGAAGAAGCTGTTAAAAAATTAATTATTTATTAAACATTATAAATTTAATCATATATAAGTATTGATAAAAAGTAAATGATAATTTTAAATACTTATTTATATGAATCCAAAAGAAGCAATCAAAATTGTTAAAAAAACATTAGAATTAGATGTAAAAAGTAATTTACACTTAACACCTATGTTATGGGGTGGTGCAGGTGTTGGTAAATCATCAATTGTAAAGGAAGTTGGTGAAGAATTAGGATATGAAGTTAGAGAAATACGTTTAAGTACATTAAGCCCTGTTGATGTTAGAGGTGTTCCATATGTAGATGATAATAAAATATCTATTGATACATTAGAAACTGTAAATAAATTAATTACAAAATTATATGATATTAGTACAAGATCGAATGGAACATTATCAATACCAAATACTGAATCATTAAAAAATAAATTACAATCGTTAAAATCTGAATTAGAAGGAACTACATTAGAATCAAGATTTAGATTTATACCTCCTGAATTTATGCCAACAGGTACTGAAGAAAAACCTGTATTATTATTTTTTGATGAAATAAATACTGCAGTTGCGTCAAATCAAGTTGTTGCATATGAAATAGCGCTTGATAGAAAAATGGGTGGTCATCCATTACCAGAAGGAACTGCTGTTATTATGGCTGGAAATAGAATGAAAGATAGAGGTGCAACATATGAAATGCCAATGCCGTTATCTAATAGATTAATACATGTTGAAGTTACAGCAGAAATAGATCAATATATTGAATATGGAATGGAACATAATTTTCATGAAGGTGTATTAGCTTTTCTTAAAACTAAACCAGATATGTTAGAAGTTGCTCCATCTGCTGGTAATTGGGCATTTCCTACACCAAGAACATGGGAAATGACAAGTATTATATTAAATGATGCTGATGAACATAATTTAAATGTGAATGATACTAAAAAACTTGTTAGTTCTATAATTGGTTCAGGTGCAACAGCAGAATTATTTGCATTTTTAACACTAAAAGAAGAATTACCAGATTTAGATAAAGTTTTAAACACTGGTGAATCATGGACACATGATAGACAAGATATATTATATTTTTATGTTATTACATTATCAAGTAGATTATTAAAAATGATAAATAATGATAAATTAAAAGATAAGTATACTGAAAAAATTGATAATTATATTAATGCAGTAGATGAATTAAGTTCTGAAATGCAAGCACTTGCAATAAATTGCGTCATTAGTGATAAAAAAATGATGTTATATATGGGTAAAAATAGAAAGTTAATGAATAGTATTAGAAAAGTCTTAAAATAATGTCAGATTTTAATAGTAAATTAGAATACGCTAGAACATATATGTTATTGTGGTCTCCATTTTTTGGATCACTCACAATGAGTTTAAATATACAAGAACGAGATTATCCAAATAGAAATGTTTGGACTAATGGAAAAGAAATATTTTTTGAACAAAATTTTGTTAAAAAATTATCTAGAGAAGAATTTACTGCAATATTAATGCATGAAATTTTACATGTTGCATTATTGCACAAAAAACGTATGCAAGGCAGAGATAAACACAGATGGAATGAAGCTTGTGATTATGTCATTAATTTAATAATTAGAGAAGAATCACGTAAATCTAATGGTAAACTTAGATTACCATCATTTATAAAAACTGATACTCAATATAATAATATGTCAGTTGAACAAGTTTATAATAAATTACCATCAGATAATTATAATTCAAGTAGTCAAGAAGATTCAATATTATTTGATTTACTTCAAGATGATGAAGTATTAACTGCTGAAGATGTAGATAGAATAAATGAAATAATTACATATGCAACAAGTATTGCTGAGTCTAAAGGTGACATGCCAGCAGGGTTAAGACGTGAAATACATGATTTATTATATCCAAAGGTTGATTGGCGTTTATTATTAAAAGAATTTGTTCAATCATTTCCATCTGATTGGGATTTTACAAATAGGGATAGACGATTTTTACAAACTCCATTTTTTTTACCACAATTCGCTGGTGATATTGTTAAAATTTATGTTGCAATTGATACGTCTGGAAGTATTGGTAAAAAAATATTAACTGCATTTATGACAGAAACATATGCAATATTATCTAATTTTGATCGAGTTGATATGACATTATTAGCTGTAGATGCTAGATTACAAAATGTTAAAAAAGTTCATACTTTACAAGATGCATTAGATTTTGAATTAAAAGGAGGAGGTGGAACTGATTTTAGAGATACTTTTAAGTATTTAATTGATCAAGGTGATTGTAATGGATTAGTATTTTTTAGTGATTTACATGCAACATTTCCTAATGAAGAACCTCCATTTAAAACCTTATGGATAAGTGTATCAAATAAAGAAGCACCATTTGGAACTACAATTAAATATTAAACAAATCAAAACAAATTATATAACTTTCATATAACTATTGAATTAATATTAATTTTTATACATGGATAATTTTAAAATATTAGAAAATAATATATTACAATGTAATAAGTGTTCAAGATTAAGATCATTAATGTTATATCCAGCGCCGCACGTTTATTATAATAATATTGATAAATTAAAATTATTTATAATTGGACAAAATCCAGGTTTAGAATATAAAAACACAATTGAAAGTAAAGATGAATATATTTTAAAATATAGGGAATTGTGGTGGAAAAGTAGATTTGGAACATATATAAGAGAACATATAGGAAATGATATAATAAAAAAATATATGTTTTTTACAAACTTATGTAAATGTAGTTCTCCTAAAAATTCAGCATTATTAAATGATGAAATAAAAAATTGTTCTCCATATTTAATACAACAAATTGAATTAATTAAACCATCTTTAATAATAACATTTAGTTCAGTTGCAAAAAAAGTAATAAATGAATATAAAAATACAGAATTATTTGAAAATATAAAAATAATTAATTTTTATCATCCATCCTATTTAAGATATGGCAGAAATAAACAATTAAAAGAAAATCAATTGATTGAATTACAAAAAATAAAATATTTATTATGAAACTAGATTATAATACATCATTAAGTTATAAAACTATTGCAGTTGATTTTGATGATACATTAAGTTTAACTACAGTTCGTGATTGGGAAAATGCAGAGCCAAATTGGCAAATTATTAATAAAATTAATAATTTATATGATAAAGGATGGCAAATTTTAATTATAACTGCACGTGGTCAATTATCATGTGATGGTGATACTGACGCAGCTGATAAAAAATATAGAAAATTAATTGAAACATGGTTAAGTAAATATCATGTTAAATATCATAAATTATCGTTTAATAAATATTTAGCTGCAATGTATTTAGATGATAAATCTATTACACCTGAAGATTTTATGGAATTAGAAATAAAAGAAATAAAAACTGGTTGGTCTGGCGCAAAAGTTGAAAAACGTGGAGATAGAATTTATAAAACACATCATGATTCATTTAGTGTTGCTGAATGGTATAAAATGGCATCACCTTTAGTGAATACACCAATTGTACATTCACTAGTAGGTAAAACACTATGTTTAGAATATTTAGTTGATAATGGTCATTATTTTAAAATAGATGAAGTTAATAGCGCAATTGAAAAATTTTCATTATATAAAACTAATGTAAAGTTTGAAACATATATAGATAGAATGCAAGTGCATGTTGATTATAATAAAATGTTTGATGAAATAATTACAATGTTATCAAAACAATACATTGTTGATTATTGTAATGATAGATGTACGTTTATGCATGGTGACATGTCAATAGAAAATTTAATTCAAACAGATAATGGATTGTTCTTTATTGATCCAATTTATAAAAAAGATAGTTGGTCATCATATTTATTAGATATAACTAAAATGTTGCATTCATACAGAAAATATAATAGAATGTTTGAATACGAAGTGTTTTTAAATGGATGGATAAAAAGTGGAGAAGATGCTTTAATTTTAAAATTATTAGAAATTACGCAATGGATTAGAGTTATAAAATATATTCCAGATAAAAATATAAAAAATGAATATATTGAAATTACTAAAAATTTAATATCAAAATTTAAACAAGAATTCGTTTAATGTTATAAAAAAATAAAATATTACAATGTTAGATAAAATTAAAAAATTAAAAGAAGAAGGTAAAATTATTGGTTTTACTGCAAGTACAGCAGATTTAGGTCATAGTGGATTATTAATAATGCTTGAAGAATTAAAATCTTCATGCGATTTTGTTGTATTTGGATTATTATCAGATCCAACAATTGATCGTCCAGAAATTAAAAATAAACCAGTTGAATCATTGTTTGAAAGATGGATTAGAATGTCATCAGTTAAGTATATTGATATGATAATTCCTTTTTCAACTGAAGAAGATTTAGAAAATATGATTAAAATAATAAAACCTGATATTAGATTTGTTGGTGAAGAATATAAAGGAACTAAACATACTGGATGGGATATTGAAGGTGTTAAAATAATTTATAATAAACGTGATCATAATTATAGTACGACACGTTTAAGAAATAGAATAATGAATTCAAAAAACAATAATATTAGTGTTGAAGATAAAATAATATTTGAAAATAATAAAAATAAAGAAAAAACTGAAAAAATAAAAATATAATGATTATGAAAGATTTTAAAAATTTAAAAATTGCAACTATATATGGACAAGGAATAGAAGGTTGCGGAGTTACACGCGGTGGCGTAGAATTAGAATTATGGGCAGATAAAACAGGTGCAACAGTTGACATGTATGCATTAAGTTTTAAAAAATATGCACGATCTAAATCTCACGAAATTAAAAATTTATTTTATTTTTCAGAAGATGAATTTTTAGAAACAGCAAAAAAAATTAATGAAAAATATGACATTGTAATATTTAACAATTATCCAAATTTTAAATTTCCACACAAAGTTCAATATGATTTTTATCATAACTTTTATATGAAAATACAAAAGCCAATAAAAGCTATTTATATACATGAAATACATAAAGTTAATATTGATAAACTTACATATTTAATTCCAGTTTTATATAATGCTGATATAGTATTTCATTTTGATACTGATACATGGTTTTCAAAAACAATTGATAAATTAAATATTCAAAAAATAAATAAACGATTATTTAAATATATTTTATGGATAAATTTAGATGATTTAAATACTTGGCGTTTAAAATATAAAGACAATAAAACAAAGGGAATTATAAGCGTTACGAGATGGTCTTCGTTAAAGAATGTTCGTAGATCAATTGATTTAATGGCTGCAACAAAACAATTAGATAATACTTGGCATAATGAAGTTTATGGCATTGAACGTTCTATTGGTGCAAAGGTTGATATTTTAGACTATGAAAAAGCAATATATGTTAATACTAATGGAACAAAGGTGAATGAAGAACAAGGTGAAGTATGTGTATATGGTCCAGTTGCAAGAAATGTTGGTATTGATTTAGTTGCATCACACATGTTTGCATCGTCATTTTTTAGTTTACCTAAAAAACCTGAAAATTATGGAAATAGAATGGAATACACACAAATTGAAATAATTGGAGCAGGTACAATTCCAATATTTGATTTACATTGGGCACAATATAATACAATTACTGATGGTACAAAATATGTTGATATTCCATATTCTGCAATTTATACAGATGGAAGTGATATTCCAGAATTAGCAAAATATTTAATTGATTTATCTAATAATAAATCTGAAATGCAGAAGTATTTAGATACATCATATGAATTAATTCAAAATGAATTTAATGCAGATAAAATTATTCCTGAAACAATTGAATTAATATTTAATGTAGGTAAAAATCCTAATCAAAAATCAATATATGATATTTATACCGAATTAGTAAGTGAAGAATATGCAAGAGATCTTGTAAAATTAGAAGAAGAAGGAAAAATACCAGCATTAGGAATTGGAGAATTAGAAAATAAAACAATTGAATATTTAAGCGAAACTGGTAAACAAGTTCCAGTTAAAAAATATAAGTATAATAAAAATAATGAGTTAGTTGTTAAATGAGTTATGTAATTATATTAGAAGGTCCTGATAAAGTTCTTAAATCTACGTTAGTAGAAAAAATAATAGATAACTATGATTTAATATTTCATGTTTTACATTATGGAAAACCACCTAAAAATTTAAAAAATTCAGCTGAAACATTTCAACAAGAAACATTTGTTGAAATGTTTCAGAATATATTATTATCAAATAAAAATTATATAATTGATAGATCTCACATTGGCGAGAATGTTTGGGGTCCATTGTATAGAAATTATTATAATAATAATATTTGGGAAATTGAAAAAAGATATTTAAGTGTTTTTAAAGATTTTAATATTAAATTATTTTTGATATATTTGTATGATACTAATTATAATATGTGGAAATTAAGAGATGATAAAAAAGGACTTGGTGAAATGACAGAAAAAACATATTATAATATAGTAAATAAATTTTCAACTGAAGTGGATAAATCTACAATATCAAATAAATTAAAAATTAATTTAAATAACTATTACATTAAAAATTCATCTTTAGTTGATATAAATTTAATATTAAGTGAAATTATTAATTTTTTAAATATAAAATAAATGAAAGATTTAGATTTTTTAACAAGATATCTTAATGATATTTCACCGTCAGGATATGAAATGGAATTAGGTGGACAAAAAACATGGATTAATTACGTTAAAGAATACGCAAATTCAGTTGAAGTAGATTCATATGGAAATGCATATGCGTATTTTGGAAAAGAAGATTCAGATTTTGTTGTATTATTAGATGCACACGCAGATGAAATTGGATTTGTTGTTAATGATATTGATTCAAATGGATTTATAAAAGTAAGTTGTCTTGGTGGTAGTGATATTAATATAACGCCTGCAGCAAGGGTAACAATATGGACTGAAACTAGTGCAATTGAAGGTGTGTTTGGACATCCTGCAATACATATTCAAGAGAATTTTAAAGTTGAATTAGATAAATTATTTATTGATATTGGATTAGATTCAAAAGAAGATGTAATTAAAGCAGGCATTGAAATTGGTAATCCAATAACTATGAATGCTCAATTTAGCATAAATGGAAATTACTATGTTGGTAAATCATTGGATGATAAAATTGGTGGATATATTAATGCAATGGTATTACGCAAATTATATGAAAATAAAGTTCAATTGCCATTTAAATTAGTAATTGTAAATAGTGTTCAGGAAGAAGTTGGATTATATGGCGCTAAAATGGCTTTAAATAAAATTAAACCAGATATTGCATTAGCATTTGATGTTACACATTGCACAAAAAGCCCTGCATATGATTCTAATAAATTAGGTTCTACTGAAGCTGGTAAAGGAATTGCAATTACTAATGCGCCGTCTGTGCATAAAAAACTTTTTAAAATTATTAAAGAAGTTGCAAAAGAAAAGAAAATTAAATACCAACTTGAAACTAGTGGCAGAGGAACAGGAACAAACACTGATAGTTATGCGTATCCGTTAGGAATTCCATCTGCTTTATTTAGTGCTCCTGTTAGATATATGCATACGACAACTGAACATGTTCATAAAAAAGATGTTAAAGCAGCTATAAAATTAATTTATAGTGTATTAATAAGTAATAAATTAGAAAAAGATCTTAAATATTAAATATTATGATTCAAGAAATTCAAGAATTAAAAGATTTACATAATAATTCAGTGCTTATATCAAGAGCATATGAAAGCGTTAGATTATTACATGTTAACAATGTATTATCTGATAAAGAATATAAAAAAATTAAAAAGGTGTTAAAACAAAAAGAAAAAATATATTCAAGACATTATCATGCATTACAACGTGTTGTGAATGAAATACAACAAAAATGTTCACATAAACATGAAGATGGAAGTGATGCATTAAAATATGAAGGACACGACAGTCATAAAGATTATTATGTATGTGAAATATGCGGATATGAAGCAAGTGTATAAAAATAGTATTTATAATGTTTGGGAAAAGTATCTCATAACCTTAAATCAAATATCAATCCAAGGTGAAGAATCTAGTATCATATTAAATTTATATGATGAACTAGATTCTTTATACTTGAAACTAGTTGATCATTATAAAGATTTTTATAATTCATTTGGGCATAATTTTAATGAAAAAAGATTTAAATATTTATTGGATAATTTAGATAAATCGTTTACAATATATTTTAATCTTCCACTATATCGTTATGATTATGAATCAAGTTATGTTCACGAAGTAGACTATTTTTTCACAATTGGATTAGGTAAATTATTTGTAATTAATCATATTGATAAAATACCTGGTATGTAAACTTATGTATAATTTTGTAATGGACCCTGTAAATTTGGATCTGCTAAATTAATAGAATCACCTTCTTCATTTAAAGAATTAATTATTTTAATATTTTCTTCAAATAACCAGTATGGCCATTTATTTATTGTTTCATCTGATAAATTCCATGGATCCCTATACATTAAAATTTTATTTTTTAAGATATTGTTCAAAGGCATTTGGAATAATGAATATATCTGATGCTCGTTCGGGAAACACGGCAGATGTGCGGACCTCCTGGCCACACTTTGGACATTTTTTAACTAATCCTTTTATTCCTATTTTAAAATCTTTATTTTTAAAACGATCAACTACATCATTTATAAATTCAAATTCTTCTATTGTTAAGTTTGTCATTCTTTCTTTAAATTCATCAATTTCTTCAGTTGTTAAATCATTTTTATTAATTAAATATGGTGCAATTTTAACAAATGATTCATCTATTTCTTCATTTTTATATTCTTTATCTAATATCCAATCATTAAAAGATTCTTGGATTCCAATTGTTGGTAATGATATTATAACAGGATCATCACTTATAGTAGTTTCAAATACAAACGCCTGATATTCTGGACGATAAAAATTCCAAATTTCTTCATTATTATCATATATTTCAATATTCATTCGTATTAATTCAATATCAAATTCATGTTTACATTTTTCATTTGTGCATGTAACAGGCATTGATAATACTTTTCCTTTTTGAAATGTTATTTCTCTAATTGTGTATATTACATATAATCTATCACCTAATTTTAAATCTCTAAATGACCCAGGTTTATTATTTGGTAATGTTACTTTTAAACATGCTTTTAAAATATCATTTAATTTGTTTCTAATATCTAAAATATTATTATTATCAATTGTTGAATAATGTTGTATTTCAGCTAATTCAGCTGCTCTAAATTCAAATCTATATCCTGGATGATATAATTTACCTAAAGGTAATGAAATTAATGGTAAATCATGCCATTTAGTATCTTTAAATTCCTTTGTTTCAGCTTGATTTACTTCTTCTTGTTCTGGTTGTAAATAGCTTTTAATAAATTCTTCAGCTACTTTTTCGTCAATAATATTCTTTTTTGCCATAGTAAATTATATATTTGAAATGGACCTTTTCAGCATGCAAGTGATAATAAATTTAAATATTTATTAAAACTTTTTATATTATGACGTTCAATAATTTTATTTACAAGTAAAATTTGAATATTCGTTAAATCATGTCCATTATTAATATAATTTCTAGCATCATATAATGCATGTTTTATAGTTAATTCTGTATTATAATGATAATTTTTTAAATAATTATAAAGTTCTCTAATAAATTTATAATTAGTGTATATTGGTTCATTATCATATTTATTAAAATATTCATCAAATACATTCATAATAAAAATGCCATTATAAAAATTTATAATGGCAAATATAATATATTATTGTTTAATACTAAAATTATATTGCATCAAAATATGTATCAATCCAATAGTCAGCTTTAAAATCAACTTTTACATCTTTAATTATATCCGAATTTCCCCAAGAAAAAGTGAAACCACTAATTGATTTTATAAATGCATTTACAAAATCAACTCTGCGAATTACTTCTCCAGTTCTATCATGCACTTGAATCGTTACATTACCAATATAATCATTTTTATAATGTAATTCACCAGTTTGACTATTCCAAATTAAATCATACCAACGTTTCATTAAAACCCACGTTTCCATTACTTTTTTATCAGATTGATTTATATTTAAATTTATTGAAAAATCAATTGTTGTCGTTGCAGGAGTTTTAAGGTAATTCCTGAAAGAATATTTAAATTGTTGGTTTGTTGGTTCTAATGATTTAAACACATCATTTAATCCAGTAAATTGATTTACATTTTCTAATATTAATCTACTTGAATCTGTTGTTTCAATAATTGGAGGTAATGTAACAATAACTTCAAATAAATTTTTATATATTGGTTCATATTTAGTATTTGTTGATATTAAATTTACAAAATGTGGTAACATATTTATAATTAATTATTTTTTTTAATTTGAATCTGTTAAATCGAAATAAGTGTCGATCCAATAATCTGCAATCCAATTTGCAGTAAACGATTGTATTTCACTATTACTTGCCCAGTTTAAATCCCATCCGCCATCAAGTTTTGTAATTTGACAATTTACAAAATCAACACGTCTAATAATTTCACCTTTACGATCATGAATATTTGCTGTTATTTGACCAATCATTTCATTTTTATAATGTAATTCACCAGTTTGACTATTCCATTCTAAATCATACCAACGTTTAAGTATTGCCCATGTTTCAACTGATTTAGCTTCATTTTGATTCATATTAAATGTAATACTAAATGTTGGTGATACAACATTTTGATCTGGCGTTGTTGCATATGCTCTAGCTGAATACTTAAATTTTTGTTCAACTGTTTTAATTTCTTCAGTTAATTTTAAATCTATATTTGTTGCATTTTCTAATAATATTCTAGTTTCATGCGTAGAATTAGCTGAAATAACTGGTGGTAATGTAACAGTTATTTCAAATAAATTTTGATATATTGGTTCCTTTAATGAATTAGCTGTTATTATATTTGTAAAATGTGGTAACATATTTTTAAATACATCTATTTTAATTATATATATTAATTTATTATTATAAATTATTTTTTATAAATCTCGAATATTATTATACATATCTGAAAATAACACTAATGCATTTGATGCATCTTCATTTGTTTTAAATTCTATTCTAATAATTTTATTTTCTGATGCGGTTTTTAAAAATAAAATATTTTTATTAACATATCTAGCAGTTAAAGTATTATTGTAAATTTTATATCTAATTATACCATTTATGTCTCTTATTTGAACATAATTTTCACCATTATATGGTGGTAAAAAACTTTTAGGATCATATATAATACAATCTACTGGTGTGTTAGATACATTTATACTATTATTTGTTGAATTTATATTACTACATGATGTTGTCATTATATTACAGTTATATTTTTTAATTCAGTGCTTATTGCTGCGTCAGAATCAATATGTTGAACTTCATATATGTATATTCCTTTAGAATCAATATAATATAATTCAACGGGATCTATTTCAACATATTCATTAAGTTCTTCATTAAATTCGTGTGTTTTAATTATTTTACTATTAATTAAATATATGTTTTGTCTTAACGTTCTATCATCTGTAACATCTATAACATAATATGAATATAACTGACTTTTAGATATTATACCATTTACATTAAATTGATATAAACTTAATTTGTACATATCATCTGTTTCATCTTCTGATGGTTCTTTCCATATTACTTCAGCTGGTTGATTTTCTTTTATTTCTAATATTATATGATCAACTTGATTATTTAAATTATCAGTTAATATTGTAGATTCATTTTCCCATAATAATGTAGATGTATTTTTATCGCTATCAATTACTTCAAATTGAATATAATATACATCTTCTTCAGATATAAAATCTTTATTTATATTATTTTGTAATATAGTTACATTTACATTGTTAACATTTAATGGTATATTACCATCTCGTTCATCAGCTAATCTATCTAATACTAAATCAATTAAATCTTGTTTATTTATTATATTAGTAGGATAATCTTGTAAATAAATTGGTGGTTGTTCAGTTATATTTTTAATATATGTAACAACCCATGTTTTAACAATTTGTTTTGCAGCATTAGTATCTTTTACATTTATTAAGAATGTATCTTTTTTAATGTTTTGTGCAACGTCAGATACTTGTATTGTTATATCATATTTTCCATGTCGCGTTATTGCATTAATTTTATTTCCAGTTTCTAATTCAATTATTGTAATATTTGTATCATCTAAAATAATACGACCATCTCTATCATCTTCAACATAATCAATCCATAAATCATATAAATCTTGTTTAGTTATTATATCATTAAAACCATTTGTTGAATCTACTCTAGTGAAATTTAATATTATATCAGTTGTGAAAGTATCTTTATAATATATTTCAGGCGGTGTTAAATCAGCAGACATTCCTGCTCTAATTATATTAGATAGATCTTTCATTGCCCACGTTATAATTGAATTTGCTTGATTAGCATTAAAATCATCAATAAATGTTATATCAATTTGACCAACTGCAACATCATCAAAAGATAATATTTTACCATTTACTTCAATATTAGATATTTTATTTCTATCGATATATGCAACTGGAGATCCTTTAGAATAAATAATAAAATCTCCTGATACTGGATCTGATAAAATGTCTGTCCATAATGCATCAACAATTTTATAATCTGAATTAATACTAGTTGTTGAATCTTCTATATTTGTACTAGTAGTCGCTGCAATAATATCTATTTTAACTGATCTATTTGGACTTGGATTGTTAAGTAACACTTCAGGTATAGGTGTATATTCTGTTCCAGTTAAAACCATCATTTGTGCAAAATGTCTAATAATTTCAGGCTCAGTTTTGAAAAAATAATCAACATATCTATTATTTGGATCCATATCATCAGAAGTTGGTCTAGTGATACTAGCTGCTTCATATGTTGCAACTAATAATAAATATGTAATATTATTTCCAAGTAACCCTGCGTATTGTAATGGTACGTTAGAAGCGTTTGGTTTTAATGTTATAGATGTTCTTGTAAATTCTTCATATGGAATTATTAATTCACATAAATCTATTTTTGCTAACGTATTTGGTCCTTCTGTTACAACGACAGAATTATTTGAAAGTCGAATTTCTTTGTTATTTTCTGTTCCTAAAAAATCATTTTTTAAAGGTTGTCCTATTGATTGTCCACAGCATCCCATTAATTTAAATACTTAATTTATATTATATATTAAGTTTAATATCAACATATTCAAAATTAATATATAAAGAAAATAGTATTTTTTAAGTGGCTGTAATTAAATTAAATCCTAATGTAATATCAAATGTAGAAGGACCATTTCATGCTATATGGACATTATTAGATGAACAATCTGAATTATTAAATTTTGGCACAAATGGTCAAGATAAACCTATTTTACCAGGTGAAGAATTAATAGAATCTGGAACAAATAATAAAGAACTAATAAATAATGCATGGGAATTTAAAGCAGACGAAACATTATTAATTCGACATGATAAACCAATAAAATATGTTGCATCATTTTGTGAGATAATTGATAAAATTGGTGGTGACATTGATTATTTATATTTTATTAAAAAATGGAGATGGTCAATAGATAATAAAACGTGGTCAAGTTGGGCAGATTTTAAAACAATGCCTGAAAATTGGAATTGGCTAGATGATTTATATGTTGAAATAAAATACATTGCTCTTGAACGATTAGATGCGCCACAAGACACCATTACACCTGAAGATGGATACTCATTATTTTTATATTATGTTGATTTAAATGGTGAGATTGAAATTAATAGAACAACTGAACGTGTTACATTAACAGATCCTGATCAATGTATGATATTATCACCATATGATAAATGGAAAGTTTTTAAATTATATGATTATAATTTAATTGCTGGAGGTATAACAGAAAATAGATATTTAGATATTAGATTTAGAGTAACGCATACACATAATAGGCTATGGTCAGAATGGATGCCACTAAATAAAGATAATTTAAAATCATTAAAAATTGATCCGTTAAGATTTTGGTATATTGAAGTTCAATTTTGTAGAAAGGGGGATGATCCATCAGGTGAAATAAAAATATGGGATTTAGAAATTATTGGTGATCTTCAAAATGTTACTCAAAATTATAAAAAAATGGGTAAAATGGGATTTAGAAATGATTGTCAGTATGATGACACTGCTGGAACGTGTGAAATTACGACACAAGTATATCCACCACCAGAATTTGAACAATATGAAAAATGTGATGATAGATTTACTAAAAATAAATGGAATCCATATGATTTAAAGGCAACAGATTTATATAATAAAATTACTAATGATATAAATAAAATGTTTGGATGGGAAGTTGTATATTATAAAACTGACCCTGATCAACGTGGTAGAGATGTAGTATTACATGAATATTCAATATCGCATGTTATTGAAGAAAAACGAATAAAAATTTTAGTTGATAATAATAAATTTCCTAAAAATGAAATTTCATTTACACCATTTGATTTAGATTTATTCGAAACTTTTGTTGTTCACATTACTAGAGATGAATTTAAAAACGCATTTGGCTTAGAAGAACGTCCAAGAAAATGGGATATGCTATTTTTATGTGAAACAAATAGATTATATCAGGTTGATCATGCTCAAGCACATAAAGATTTTTTAAATACAAGTGTTTACTATGAAGTATTATTAAGTAAAGCACAAAATAATTTACATGTTAAACCTACTGTAGATATTCAACAATCTATTGATGAATTAACTGAAAATAATTCATTAGATGCTTTATTTAAAGAAGAAGTAGAACAAGAAACTAAAAATATATCAAATAAACCACAACTTCAAGCATTAACACATGATGTAACTAGAAAAGAAATAAATTCGTTTACGAGAATAATAAATGAACCTATTTTTAATGGTCCAAATATTATAAGTAATAATTATTATGATTTTTCTAATGTTTCCCCGGATAGTATTGCAATAATATATGATATAACAGATAATGTTTTATATAAAGGTGAAAATAGATCTTTTATTTTTTGGATAAACTTAAAAAGTAAAAAATCTGATTTAGTATATAACATTATAACAAATCAAGTTATAACAGATAATGTAGCGAATGGTTATAAAATATCATATTCAAATAATATAATTGATGTTGAATGGGGAAATCAATTAATTGAAATTCCTATTTCTGAACTACAAATTAATCATTGGTATGCATTTGTACTTCAAATGAATCAAGTTCAACAAAAATGGGAATATTTTATTTATCGTCGTCAATCAGACATCAATCCTAGAAGTTATATGAATCCTGAATTAGTATTAGTAAAAGCTGATAATGGAAAATTAACACCAATTGAATACAATATACAAACAAATATTGTTATATTTGGAAGTGAATTAAAAATGACTAATATTAGAATATTTAAAGAATTAATTGAATTTAATAATTTACAAATGGTATTATCACAATCTATTATAAGAGAAAGTGGAAAATTAATATTAGCTGATAACGTAAATAAACAAGATAAGTTGCCAATTACAAATTATAGAGAAAAAGAAGCTAGAAACATTTAAAAAATAAATAAAAATAGTTATATTTACAAAAAAATATTTAAAAAATGGAAAAATTTACAAATATAAATTACGAACAAGAAGAACCTGAAGTAGTATATGAAGGTGATTATAAAAAAATTATAAAAATTGATGGTTGGGAAGTAAATAAAACTACAGATTCAGTAATATGTGTGCCATATTTTGAAGATACGATGGAATTCGTAATGCGTAGAGAAGTAATACCACCATATAAATTTGTAGATGGAGAAGAAAAACATTTAGTATGTGTTGCAGGATTAATAGATGAAAATGAAACAGCAGAAGAAGCAGTTTATAGAGAATTATATGAAGAAACTGGAATAGTTGTAAAATCAAATTATTCAAGATTAAAAAAATGGAGAGTATTATTTTCAAATAAAGGTAGCATTATGAGAATTCATATGTATTATATTCCTTTAATAAATAATGAATATGATGAAGTTGTTGCTCCAACTGACGGATCAAAATTTGAAAAATTGGCAGATAATGTTAAAATACATATTTCACATCTTAAAACTTTAAAACCAGCTGATGCAATATCAAGTTTATGTATTGAATATTTAAAAGATGAATTACTAATTAGGTAATAATATATTTAATTTGTAATGATTTTAAAATTTGTTCAATTTTATAAATGTCATTATAATCAATTTCATTTATAGTTAATGGTAAATTATTTAATTCATTTGAAATTAATTTTATATCTGCGTTAGTTATTATTTTAATTAATTTAATTAATTTAATTTTAAATTTTTTATCAAAATCATATATTATCAATGTATATGATTTTGAACTAGATTTTTTAGTTAATTTAATATTTTTGTTATTTATATTTAAAACAATATTTGTTGGTTTAGATTTGACCGATCTTCTTAATTTAATAATATCATTGTTATTGTCATAAAAAATCGGCATATAAACAATATTTTTATTTTATATATCATTTATATGCCGTTATTATTAATATAATTTATTATAAAATTAATTATCATTATTAAAAAATAATGATCTATCCCAATCATTGTCCTTAATATAATCTTCCATGCTAAATGCTCTATTATAATAATTATATGCGCAATAAAAAGAATTCATATTTTCATTAGTTGTTGTACCAACTAATACCCATTCTTCTTTTGGTTGCTTAAAATCCCAAACAAAATATTGACGATGATCATGATCACCTAAATACATATTCCAATACATGATTCCATTTGCATTTCCTAAACTGCCGCCATATATTACCGACGATATACACCAATTTTTTGAACCAATTCTACATGATGCGTCATATGTATTAATTTTTGCTACAATTCGTTGTAAATCGTCATCATTATATACAATTGTAACACCTTTAACTTTTTTAAGTTCATCTAATGTTTCTTTGTATCCTAATTCTTGGTTTTTAACAGGATGAACTTCAATTGAATATAAATAATCAAGATCTTTATCAGTTTCATTAACTGTTCTGTGTTGAGTTTTATCCATAACTTTATATTTTTATAATTTATATTATTTTTTACAAATATAATAAAAAAGTTTTATAAAAAAAATTATATTAAAGTTAATGTAAAACTCATATTAGTTGTAGAATCTAATACAATTGTATAATTATTTGAATTAACAGTAATAGTTATATTTTCGCCAATTGCATAAAATGAATGTAAAGAACCATTTACATTTCCAATATCCCAGGTGAATGTTCCTGTGACATTGCCTACTTCATATGATTGACCATCTATTATAATATTTGCAGATTCACCATCTAAACCATTAAATAAAAATAAATTTTTGTTTAATGTGTAATCATACATATATACATCTCCATCATATAATGTAATTATTCTATCATTTACATCACTTATAATATATTTAAAATCAATAACATCATTTGTATCTAAATTAAATCCAGCTGCATCACCATTCCAATACAATTTATCACCTTTTCGCTCATTACCTGGTAAACGCATATATAATCCATCTGGAGAAAAATAACACGCATCTCCAGCAGTACTATTACCAACATTAATTTGAACTCCATTTACATATACTTCTACACCAGATCCAGCAACTGGTTGTTGTAATAATTCTGTATTAACTGCTAAATCACCATTATTTGATGTGTTATTAGCAATCATTTTTAAATTTGAAATTGATGTATATTCTATTGAATTATTATTATCTACGTATTGTTTAGTTGCAGCATCAGTGGGATTTACAGGATCTGATAAATTCAGTTTATGTTGTGTTATAGTACTATCAATAATTTGTTTACCTTTAATAGACATTATATAGTCATAGTTTTTATTATATATTTAAAAAACAATACAAATGTTTATATTTTAATTAATGATTTATATATAAAATTTTTATAAGTTATAAATGTCTTATATTATAAAATTTTATATATAATAGAAAAGTAATATACTTAAATGTCAGATAAAAATGCCCGAGAATTATTATTTAATGAAGGTGGACGTCCATATAATAATAAAGATTTTATTGAAATTCAAAAAAAGATTCAATATTTAGAAACAATTTATAATAATTTCACTGTTGACGGTGAAGAAGCATATATATTAGAAAATAAAAATATTGAATCTGAATTTACTGGCGATTCTAACAATTTAGAAAACATTGGTGATAGTGGATTCGTTTGGCTTGCTGGAAAAGTTAGATATGTTCAATCAAATCAAGCAGTTGTTGGATTATCACAAGCATTTATAAAAAGAACTAATTCATTTGAAACTAGAATATATGGTGATGAATCAGAACGAAACGCATTTATTGTGTATGGTGCAATTTGGGATACAAATGTAAATGATCCTGATAATCCATCTCAACCATTAAGTGGATCAGATATAATTGAAATAATTGAAAATTCATCAATACACGATTTAACAACAAAACGTTTAAAAAATAATGGATTAGTATATAAATTAAATAATATATCAGGAGCATTAGAATTAGAATCAAGTGATAATTCAATAAATATTTCACCAAATTCAAATACTAATAAAATAGATTTAAAACTTGGTGATACTGATAATGGAGATATTGGTACAGGTGAAGCTAATAAAATTGCAAAATATGATACATCTACATCAATAACATATACTAATATAACTGAATTAAATTCAAATAATATATCAAGTGTTGGAATAAATGTTGAATCACCAACTGGCGCATTAGATGTAACAAAGGGAGATATAACTTTATATGATGAAAATAATACTAGATATTTACGAATTGGTAAAACATCAACAAGTAATATGTCATTATATTATAATTTATCTAATAATTCATGTTATATTAAAACTCAAACAAATAGTGCGGCATCTAATTTTTATTTAATGAATGGAAATGCAACTGCTATTTCAATTGATTCATCAAATAACGTTGGTATTGGTGTATCTAGTCCATCTTATTCATTAGATGTTGATGGAAATACAAGAATTAAAAATGATTCAAGTGTTGGTTTATTATTTGGAGATTATTGGAAAACACAATATACTATTGGTGGCGAAACATACACTGGTAAATTTACATTTAGACTTGAAAATAGCTCTGCTGATATTTCAATAATGTCATTAGATAGTAACAAAGATACTGCAGGATTTAATGTTGATGGTGGTATAAGAGCTGGTAAAGGTATGTATGTAGGCGGAGATGTTGGAATCGGTATTAATAATCCATCACAAAAATTAGATGTAAATGGTAATATAAAAGGATCCAGTTTATATTTAAGTAGTGTTATATATTTACAAGATGGAACAAAAAATATGTCTAAATCATATTATAATTCTGCTAGTAATGAACATAGAATATATCCAGCAGATTCAAATGGAAATCCAACTAACACTAAATTGAAATTAATGATTGATTATGATGGATCTTATAAAGAAGTTTGGCATCGAGGTAATGATTTATATTTACTAAGAAATAGAGGTAGTATACCAAATAGAAACGTTAATGATGCATTATTAAGAAATGGTTTTTGGAGCGCTGATACCGGAGGAGGTGAAGTTACTAATACACCTTATGGAACTTTATCACACTATTCAGCAAGAGTTCCAATCATTATGAATGTTGGATATGGTGATACTAGATTAAAACAGTTTTATTTTGAAGGTTATGCAACAGGCAGAAATGATATGTGGATGAGAGGTAAAACTGGTACAGATAGTTGGGATAGCTGGGTTAAATTTTTAACTTCTGCTAATTCAAATCCAGAAAAATGGAGTTATATATCAGGTGAAATTAGTTTAGATTCATCTCCACCAAATACTATTGTTTTAACTGGCGGTAGTTTAATAAAATCAAGTAATGGAATTATATCAGAAACAATTCATCTTGATACAAGACATGGATCTTATATTATTAATTATACTGTTGATTATAATGGTAAAGTAACGTGTGATGTATTAGTTTTATCTGATAGCAAAGATGAAAATCCATTTTTATTTGATATATACACAGATAGTAATGATTCTAATAAATATTGGTTTTATTTAAAATATAGTTCATTAACAGGTAATGATTATGTTAGATATAAAACTAAAATTTCAATTTTAAATGCAGTAACTATAACAAGTAGAGGAACTTTAACAAACACAAATAATAATAGAGGTTATGTTATAAGATATAATAGAGGAAATTATGTTGGTAATATTTATAATATTGGTTCTAATTCTAATAAATGGGTTAAAATAGGTGAATTTCACGGTTCAGCTTGGTCATATCAAGGTGGAGTATTAATAATACAATCAGGAGAAGCATATGGTGGTTATGTAATGCTTCATTATGGTTTAAGATATAATAATCAAGGTGTTTGGGATACAAATCATGTTGATCTTACTGTATTACAAACAATTGGAAATAAAAGTACAGATAGAGCATCATGGGGTTTAAATCCAGCAACAGATATAAAATTAATTAGAACTGCAAGTTATAAAACTGAATTGTGGATAAAAAATACCTCTTCATATAGAAGTGCAAGTGTTTATGAATTATCTCGCGGTAAAACATCTATTCCAAATGGATATAAATTTTTTATGAATTCTATGCCAACGTCCACAGAACCAACTGGAAGTCAAACATTATTTGGTTCATATGATAGTACATGGTTACATAATTTAACAGTCGATAATAATATTACTATACCAAGTTCATTAACTAATGAAGGTGCAATAAGAATTTATAAAGGTGATTCAACTTATAATTCTGGAGCAATTTATTTTGATGGCATGAATGGTGATTTCAATGGTGCAGATTATGCAATGATTTATGCACAAAATGACGGTGAAGGTAGATTAAACATAAATACAAGATCTAAAGGACTATATATTGACGAAAATAAAGCATGGCATGCAGGTAATGATGGTTCTGGTTCAGGATTAGATGCAGATACAGTTGATGGCTATCATGCATCGGATTTATATAATAATACGGCTATACAAGTTGAAGCTTCAGATAATTTAGATGCTGGTTGGTATACAATAGCAACAAACACTGGAGATAGAGCTATAGGAAGATTTGGAATAAGAGATACTGCTGGAAGTAGACATAGTGCAACTATATTTTATGCAACACATCACTATGGAACTGATTCTAGTAATGAAATTACAGTTCTTACTTATTCTAAATTTAGTGGTGCTGTATTTAATAGTATTAGAATAAAAGATAATGGAACATATGATGGCGCAGTTCTACAAGTATATGTTAATGATAGCTCAAATGATTTAATAGCATATTTATTAGGTGATAATTTTCAAGCATCTGGTTGGGTATTAAAGAATTTTATACCTGACGCTACAAATCCAGGTGACGTTAGTAATTATTCTAGTATGACTGCTAAAACAACAGTAAATCTTACTAACATTCAATATGGTGGTATGATAACTACTGGTGAAATATACGCTGGTGGACAATCATCACAATATAAAGTTTGGCATCAAGGTAATGATGGTTCTAATTCTGGTTTAGATGCAGACACTGTTGATGGTAAACATGCATCTGCTTTTGCATTAGCATCACACCGTCATGGAACAAATAAGTTTGATGATGGATCTGTAAATGCTCCATCTATAGCATTTAATAGTAATTCTGATACAGGTTTTTTTATAAATAATAGTGATATTGGTGTTACTATTAATAATTCTGAAAAATTTAGATTTGAATCTGATGGTGATTTTCATGCAGATGGAGATGTAATTGCATATTCGTCATCAATATCATCTGATATACGAATCAAGAAAAATATCACAAATATAAATTCAAATGAATCATTAAATATTATTGAACAATTAAATCCTGTTTCATTTGAATTTATTAATAAACCTGGCGTATTACATAATGGATTCATTGCTCAAGAAGTTGAAGAAATTATTCCACATATTATTAATGAACACGAAAGTTTAGAAGATAATAAAATGTATAAAGGAATTAGATATACTGAAATAATTCCTTATAATACTGCAGCAATTAAAGAATTAAATAATAAAATAAAAGAACAAGAACAAGAAATTAATTATTTAAAAAATGAATTAAATGAAATTAAAAAACTTTTAAATTTAAAATAATGAAAGTTTTAATATTAGGTGGAACCTGGTTTATTGGAAAACATTTAACATATGAATTATTAAAATATAATTATGAAGTTTGGCATTTTAATAGAGGTAAAAATCCAATAAATAATGTTAATTTAATAAAAGGAGATAGATTTAATGATGATACTAAATTATTGTTAAATCATAAATTTGATAGTGTTGTAGATTTAACGTGTTTTTCTGAAACTGATTTTTATAATACATACGCGTTTTTACAAAATAACTTTAAACAATATATTTTTTTAACTACATTAAATTATAGTGATACTAAATTTTATAAAAATAAAAAAGCAGCTGAAAACTTAATTAAAAAATTAAATAATTATGTTGTTATAAAAACAAAAAATGTTGTTGGTGAAGATGATTATAGTAACAGATTTTATAAAAAAAATAATAAATGGTATTTAAAATCAACTAAATCTCAATTAAGTATTAGCTCATATATAGAAGTTGAGTTTTTAGCAAGTGTAATTAGAGAAATTATTGAAAATAAATTTATTAAAAAAATATTTGCAGCAAATCAACGTCGTGGTTATTATGAAATATATGAATAATTATATTTCATTATATTCATCTTTTAATTTTTTAAGTTCTTTTTGTAATGTTTCAACTTCAGTTAATTTTTCAAACATCATTTTTTTATATTTTTTTCTTTCAAAATAAATTTCAGATAATTTATTACATGTAACACTAAAATCTTTTGAAAAAACTGCACCATTTGCACATACAACATCATTATTAGTTATTTCATGTTTTATACCTTTAAATTCAGCAAATTTATTACTTATTTTCATTCCTTTATATGTGTCTGGTCCAATATTATTTTGGCGCTGAGTTGTAGGATATAGAGACGCAAAATCATAACACGCAACCCACTTATTCATTCCTTTAACTGGATCCTTTACAAATCCACCTAATACACGTTCATTGTTAACATCATTTTCAAATTCCTTAACTAATACAATATTTTTTTTATCTCTAAAATCATTTCTTAAAACACCTTCTGTTACTCTTAATGTACTAACTGCATCCAATATTCTAATTTTTGCAAGGGTACTAATCGCAAACATTATATCAATATAACGCATTTTTTCATGAATAAATTGAACTAATATAGTATCAACTGCATTATAAAATAAATAATGTCTAAAATCATTGTTATATAAATCTTGTAAACTTCCAGTATATGCAATTTTTCCTACACCTAATATTTTTCCTGCTACAAAATCTAATGCATTTGATTCTTTAACTTTAATTTTACTATCCCATTTCTTATATAAATCCATATAATCAACTACAACTCTGTGAAATGGTAATTCTTCTTCAGTTTTCCAAACTTTTTCAAGACGTCTTGTAAAACTTGCAACAGATGGATCAATACCTAATCTTCTACATCTATTTACTAAAAATGTCCAGTCATAATTTACAAAGTTCCACCCAGTTAAAACTTGCATTTTAGGAACTAATTTTGTGAAAAAATAATATAACATATCTTTTTCAGGTGTATCACTGGCACCAAAATACATATATTTAACATATGAAAAATCAACATTAAATTTAGCAAATGTTTTATTTATTTCTTGTTTAATCCAAAATTCATCATCCTTAGACAATGGTTTAACACCCAATAACAACACTTTATTACCATTTGTAATTGCTATTGTCTGTACTTTAGAAGTTGCGTCTTTAGGATCTACAAAGCCAGAATCAACAATCTCTGTTTCAATATCAATATAAAATATATTAGGATTGTTAAATTCATAAATTTCATCTTGTTCTTCTTGAGGTAAATGATCTAAAAAATCATATATTGCATATCTGTTTGGTTGTGATGTTGGAACTAATTTAACTTTTTTTCCTGTCCATGATTTATATTTTGGATCTGCTTCTTTGTCATAATCGTCAGTGATAACATATTTTTTAGGTCTTCTCCAGTTATAATATTTCATTTTTATATTACCGTCTTTTGCAATATAACTAACTAATAATTTACTGTTTTTATATTCGTAATCTACTAACATATTTTATTCATTTAATAATTTTTTGTATTTATTATAGTTATTATAAATATATTGTTTAATTTCATGACTTAATTCTATTGAAAGATGTTCATCATTTACAATAGTTATAAAAATGTTATAATATAATTTAAAAAAATCAGTTTCATGTATTGTATAATGTTTTAAAATTTTACAATATATTACATTATCTTCAGATGTATTTTTATTAATTATAGAATTTAATACTGTAAACACAACAGTTTTATATGTGTTAATATCATCTTCACGTACATTATCAAACAAGTTACTCATTTTTTTGTCATTTTAACAGTAAAATCATAACCATCATCTTCAGATGTATAAAGTTGTAAATGAATTTTATTATTTTCAATTGTTAAATTTGTATGATGCCAATCATTACTCTCATTTAAATATTTTTCTAAATCATTTTTAAAATCATTAGCATTTAAATGTTTACTCCACAATGATGCAATTTTACTTTGTACTTCAGATAATTTGTCATTCATATATTTCGTCTATATTTTGTATTGGCTTTAAATTTTTAAATTCTTCAACAATATATTGTAATTTATTATTTATACTATTTGCAATTTTATCATTTGTTATAATATTTGGAACAGATACAACTTCAACGCGCGTTTCACCTACTGTAATTGGAAAATACTGTTGAATTATATTATCATCATTAATATAAGTTCGTTCAATAACATTTGCAATAACTTCTTGTGATCTAATACGAGGCATATTTGCAACATTTATATAATAAAACATAAATATATATTGATTCATAACTAATTAATTATTAATGAGTTAACTACATTTGCTAGCACCACAATCTAAACATTTAAAACATCCATCTTCAATTGCAACGTTAGTACTTCCGCAGTTATCACATGTTATTCCACTCATATTTGTATTTTCCTTTAAATATTTTTTAAGCGTTCTTGCAATAGCTTTACTAAAACTTACAATATTTCCTTCAGCTTTATTTAATTGTTCAATTACAAATTTAACATCAGCACCGTGACGCAATGCAGTAGAAATAATTCTTGTTAAAGCTTCATCTTCATCTCGTTCAAAAAATTCTTTAATATCTTCAATTATTAATCCATCTCCTTCTAAATCTTCCATTAAGTTATAAACACCACTTTTAGCTTTTCTAAGATACCCAGATTTAAAACGCTTTGGAAGTTGTAATTGTTTTTGTCTAAATGCAAATATTTCATATGGATCGTCATTATACAATCCAACGATAACAACCCATTTTAATCCTTTAGCAGTTAAATAATGTATATCACATTGTAAATCTTTTGGCCGCTTAGGTGCGTGTGTTTTAATAATTTTATTTGTTCTTGTTTCTTTTTTATGCTTAGAATCTTTACTACTTAAAACAGCTGCCATTGTACCTTCACGATATGTTGTACCACCTTTAATTGTTCCACTTTCATATAATTTTAAATATACATCTTTAAAATCTTCATATGGATAATCATTTGGCAAATTAATTGTTTTACTCATAGCAGAATCTAACCATTTAGAAAATACTTTCATTGTTTCAACATGATCGTCAATTGTCAATTTTGATGTGTTTACATTCCAATCTGCATCTTCTTCATATTCATTTTTATCCTTAAGATATTTTACGCCATAATCAATTACTAAATTCTCTTTAGTTAATCCTCTATTATGATCATATTTATATGTTTCACCTTTAAATTTAATAGTTAACATATTTTCATCACCTTCTTTAATCCATGACCAACCGTGTAATTCTTTAGCTGTTCCACCAAACCAATCTATTCCTTCTGGTAATAATAAACCATCTGGAACATGTGGAATAATTGCAGTTCTTACATATTCTGGTAAAAATATTGGTTCTAATCCTGATGAAATAACATTAGCAAATGACGATGTATTTCCAGTTGGTTGAATTGATAATAAATGACTATTTCTAATTCCATGTTTTTTAATTAATTCTTTAGTATCATCATCTAATATTTTTACAAAATTACTTTTAAGGTACTTTTCTTCATCAAATAATAAAAACGCTCCTTTTTCTGCTGCTAATTTAGAACTTGTTTTATATGCAGTATTTGCAATAAAATGCATTAATTCATCAGTTAACTTAAGAGCTTCTACAGAACCATAACGTTTTTTCATCATTAATAATGCAGATCCATATCCCATTATTCCTAAACCTATTCTACGTTTTTCCTTTAAATTTTTCTTTTGAATTTCTAACGGAACATTTGTAAGATCATTTACGTTATCCATTAATCTAACAGCAACTTCAACAACTTCTTCTAATTTTTTATAATTCCAATTCTCTTTATCAATAAATTGTGTTAAATTAATACTACCTAATAAACAAACACCACCAGTTGGTAAAACTTGTTCGCCGCATGGGTTTGTCGCACTTATATATTCTTCATAATATAAATTATTAAGTCTATTAATAGTATCAATAAATAATACACCTGGTTCATTTCTATTATATGTAGATTCCATTATTAAATCCCACAAAATATTAGCATCTTCAAGCGTTTTATAAACTTTAATAGGATAACCTTTAGCTTTCCACTTATTAATATTACCATCCCATTCCTTTTTATATGTTTCCATGTCTGCTTCATAATCTGGAAATATTAAATCCCATTTTTTATGATTTTTAACAGCATCCATAAAATCATCACTTACTAAAACACTCATATTAAATTTTTGTAATCTGCCTTTAGTTTGCTTTGCTGTGATATATTCTTCAATGTCTGGATGAAATACTGACATTGTTACCATTTGTGCACCTTTTCTAATTTTACCTTTAGCGTTTTTATGTGTACTTTTTTTACCACTTCCAGATGTTATAACATCAGATTGTTTATCCCACATTTCTAACATTTTAACTGCTCCAGGACTTTCATTTGCGATGCCTAATATAAAACCGCCTCGAGGTCTTAATGTGTCAACACAAAAGCCATATCCACCTTCTGATTTTAAAATAAGTGCTTGTCTACGTAATTCATCTAATATACTTATCATACTATCTCTATCTTCACCTTCAAAACCTGATACAAAACAATTTATCATTGTTGTACCTTTTAACATTGTTCCAGCATTACTTAATATTCTACCACCTGGTACAAATTTAAAATCTGTTAATATTTCATAAAATTGTTTTGTCCAATATTCTTGATTATCTTCAACACTTGCTAAAAATGACGCAACTCTATAAAAGGCGTCATTTATTGTTTCATTTCCAAATTTATATGTTAATTCAAATATCTCTTTGCTTAATTCATTTGTAAATGTAGTTTGAGATTTAAATTTTGGTTTTGTTGTAGTATGCTCTATCATTTTATTTTTTAAATTTATTTTTTCTGTATATTATATAAGTATAAAAACGCTATTGGTTTAGTGTTTTTTTTAATTTTTTTTAATATTTTTTTAATTTACTTCTATTAATTTATAACTATCTCTATAACACACTGAATAACATCAGATCACTTATAAACATTTTGTAATAAAATTACTTATCACTTTTTTTATTTACGTCAGAGACCTTATTTTTTAATTTATTTTTTTTATTTTGTTCTTTAATAAGTTTATTTAATTTTCGAGTTGCTTGTATTTTTTTTCTTAATTCAAGACTTTTAGCTCTTATTTCTTGTAATTTATGTCTAGCTCTAGTACCAGCATCGTATATTTTACTATATTCTAATTTTTCAATATCTGGTTCTAATTCTAACACAAGTTTTTTTAATTCAACGTATTCATGAATTAACATAATTAGTTGTATATTTTTTTGTTATATTTTTAAAAAGAAAAAGGTTCAAAATATTTTGAACCTTTTTCATAATTATTTATTTTAATAATTAACCATTTGTGCCAGATGTTGTATTATATCTGATATATCTAACAGTTATTACATCATCACTTTCTAATGGATAAATGTCATTGTTCCATTTTATAGCGTGTCCAGCATCTTCGCTTCCTTCTGGAACTGTACTATATGAATTATCAGGATCAACAACATACCATGCATTTCCACGTTCTTCCATTATACCATTAACATAGAATGATATATCTTCTTCAGGATCATATGCAAATGTATAATCAGTTGTTGCAGTAATTTTAATAATCATTGTATTATCTAATGTTCCTGCACCTTGTGTTGATGCTCCATCAATATATGGATTAAATACATTTTCTTCAACAATTTTAACATGTGTTGATATTTCATAATCAACATATTCTTTATCAACTAATGATCTATTCGTATAATGACCTGAATAATCTTTATCATATACAATACCGCCATTATCACTTGTATCAGTTACAACTGGAACTTTTCCTTTTATTGTTAATCCATCATCAGATGATATTTCCATATTATCTGTTGATGATATATCAACAATTGCTCCTGAAACACCAGCTGTTCCATACGCAGTTGCCATAATATCATCTTCAACACTTAATGATGAACCAATTGTATCATTACCAGTATAAACACTAAATTTAGCTATACGTTGAGCAGTTGAACCATCGCCACCAAGTGAAACAGAATATGCAGCAGTATTACCAGTTATATTAGCATGTTTAGTTAACGCTCCATTCCAATCAACTACACCATCATTTTGAACCGTAATACCTGAACCTGTTTGAGCAGTAACGTCACTTAATCCGCTAACATAATTGTCTAATGCTTGTATTGCATCTTGAATAGAATCTCCACCAGATATTTCACCAGTTCCATTTCCACTTGTACCAAATCCAGATGTTAAATCAAATGATGTTGCATTTATTTCATTAGTTCCTTCACCAAGATCTAATTTAGTAATGTTTACTGCGTCATCAGCAAGTTGTGTAGTACCAATTCCGCCATTTTTAACAATTAATTGATTACTTCCGTTTTGAGTTATTGTTGCGTCATCAACACCAATATTTAATCCATTAGAACCAATATTTACAACTGATGCAAATCCACCAGTAACTGCTGTTGCATTATCAACTTGTACTTTAAGTTGTGCATCTTTAGGATATAATAATGCTCCAGATGTTGACGCCATATTAAATTCTAAACCGCCGCTAGCAGCTAAATCAATCTGTAATATATCACCTTCTTTCATTAAACCTGCGCCAGCGTTTACAATTGATGGACCAGCAAGAGGACTAAATTGCAATGCGTCTGTACCTACATTTATTCCACCGTTTGTACCAGAACCATTTTGAGGACCAACTAATACCCATTGCGCGTTACCACCATCGTCACCAAATGCAACATATGTAAAGTCTCCTAATTGAACTTCACCATCTGGAGATCCATCAAAATCATCTGCTCTTACTAATGCGCCATTTCCATTATTTGCAGAGTCATCCCAAACGTATATACCGTTATCAACATGTCCAGTGTTAAAATGTCCACCTTGCCATATTACAAGTATTCTTACGCCATCAACAATATCTGTATCGTCAAGATCTTGTCCATCAACTTCATCAAGAGCTGCTGCAACTGATGATTTACTTGTAAAATCACCAATTGTATTATCAGTAATATATCTAACTGATGCTTTAGCTCTTAATCCTGCAGATACTGTATCAACATATTCCTTATTAACAGCATCAGTTGCTGCAACAGGTGTACCTACATTATTAATAATATAACCACCCATATCAATATTATCAGTTGCAGTTGCAAATGAAGATATTGGAATATTTGCAGTATCTAATTCTGATGTTCCAACAGCATTTTCTGCAATTGCATCTGAATCAACTGCACCATCAGTAATTGAAACAACACCAACATTTGACATTGTAACATCA